CTACTGAATCTGCAGGGTAAGAAGGTGGTACTGTAACAATCAACGGCACAAGTAACTCAACTAAATTAACGTTCTCCTTAACTCCAGACGAGTCTCATCCTCTGACGCTGGAAATACCAGCCTCCTATCAGGCAGCAGGCAAGGCTACCAATAACGGTGCTGTTATTGCCGACGACCCTGGTGCAACAGGGGGATTTGCTTTCAGTATCGTATTCTCCGGTATTCCAGAAAACGCTGATGTAAATGATCTGGTAAATACTCTTAAGGTGACGGCCACCGGTGGTCAGACAGCTAATACGGTTATTACCCAGACAGCAGGTGATCCGTTCTTGGAAATAGACAAGGATGTAATTAACTTGGATGCAAACGGTACTCCTCAGACTATCAACGTTAATGCAAACATCAAGTGGACTATCACACAAGCTGTTTCTAAGTTGGTAAGGAAAGTAATGAAATAACAATCACTTACAGAAAAAGAAAAGGGACGTCTATTTGGCGTCCCTTTTTTCTATGCATTGTATGTAGTATTTATCTTTTTGCCTACTGACAAAAATCTTTTTGAAAATCATCTGTTTCCTGATATGGACTCTTTTCCCGTCATCTAATTCCCTCCATATTTCATTAAAGATCAAATCTATTAATTCCATGACCTTCTTATCAGAGACAAGATTCTTTCTACCGGGGCTGACCCATCCATCATCAGTCATCTTACCGGCTATCCTATTAGCTATCCTGCTTAATTCACGTGGGGTGCTCATTTTAATCTGTTTTTGAATATTCTACCTTTTTCACACTGAAGTATGCAGTCTCTCATGGGATGATCTTGTTCGTGATCGTCACACATCGGAAATTCTTTTCCATAGGGGAAAGCAATGTGCGGGCACTGCGCTCTGAACGCATCCCAGGCCGACTTCCTCACAGCCTCAGCCCCGGCACGCACGCCCTTCTCTCTTTCCTTGGCTGGGTCAGCATACACGTTTGAAATAGCTCTTTTCTTCCAAGTAAGCATATTGTAATAAAACTTATCCACCAGTTTCCTACCCACTACATCAAACTTCTGTCTATGAATTAAAGGTGCGACCTTAACGACGTTCTTCCTATTTTTACTAACATCGACATAAATCAGACCAGCATAAGACGGAACTTCACTTACGTCAATCATATTAGGAGGACATGCGTAGTAGAAATAGTTTGGAGGATAGCTTATGACACCACCTACCTTAATAATGCCGTCTTTAAGAACCTTATGTTTTTTATCCTTTTTGAAGTCGTTAAAGAAATCTTGTTTAGACATCTTGACCTCTACTTCATAAGCGTACAATGATCTTGTTATGGCCAGGAAGTCAGATTCCCAATCATATATATGGAGATTGTTAATAACATACATCGGATTACTTAGCAGATCCCTATTAAGGATCTTAAGCATTTGTTGCTCTGGGTAGTTCATTTTTTATTTTTATAATTTAATGTTTGAGAATGACAATTAGGGCATAATATTTGCAAATTTTCTATCCTGTTGTCACTTTTTATACCATTTATATGGTGAAGCTGTAATGATATATCCTTTTCCATCCATTTTGAAATACCACATATGTCACATTTTCGCTCCTTTAATCCCTCTTTTATTAATCTTCTTCTAAGACAATCAGTATTTAAATAATTTGAATTTTCAACAAGTATCTCATTAAGCGGTCTATTTATCCTAAATATTGACAATTCTTTAGATTTATAAAAATGAGAGGTATCTATTTTAAAAATAATAAATTTATGATGTAACGTTTTTATATTTCCAGAATTAGGATACAATCCAAGAGCTCTACATACATCTGAATATGTATGAACATTCCTTACTATACCTTCAAGCAATTCTTTTGTATATAAAATTCTTCTCATGTTATATTAATTTAGAGGCCGATGGCGGGATCGAACCGCCATAAAAGGTTTTGCGGACCTCCGGCTAAACCATTCACCCAATCGGCCATATTGTAGCCCAACCGGGAGTCGAACCCGGAACTAAAGTTTAGGAAACTTTTGTTATATCCGTTTAACTACCAGGCTATTTAATGTTTGCTATGTTCACACACCGCAAACATTCAGATAATTAACATTTCCACAAAAACTTAATCGTTATCCAAGGAAGGATCGAACTTCCGCTAACAGAACCAAAATCTGTTGTGCTACCACTACACCATTGGACAGTGGTCCCGGAGGGATTTGAACCCACGATCTCGATGTTATGAGCATCTTGCTTTCACCACTAAGCTACAGGACCTTAAAAATATGCAGGAGCCTTTACAGACGCCTGCATATAACAGCTAAATATTAACCAATAATTATCATAAAAACTCTCTCAACGCAAAGTTAAGTACTAACCTAAAATATGGCAAACATTAAAACATAAAAAGGATTAAAATACTTATTTCTTTTTCTTCTTCTTTTTAGTGTCTTTTACTCGTTCAGCTTCGTTTTCGGGCTCCACAATATCACCGGCTTCTTCCTGAATCACATCCGTATCAGGAACAACATCGGACTTCTCTGGTTCTGCCACATCCTTATCTGACTCCTCATCTTTATCCAATTCCGGCTCAGCGACATCGTTTTTGTCTTTACCGATTATACCTATCTGGTAGCCTCTTAATTCTACTTGCATTGATTTCAGCTTCGATTCTAACTCCAGTATTGCCTTGGCTCCAATAGAAACCTCATTTTCCAAATCTCCGATTCTGATCCTGGCTTCAATCAATTCATTTGATTTCTTTTTTAATTCAAATGATATACTGTTTTTCTTTTCTTCCAAGTTGCTGATTTTGTAATTAGCCTCATCAATATCAGACTTAGCTTTGTCAAGATCAGCCTTGGCCGCATCAAGTTCTTCCGTTTTCTTCTTGACGCTTTTTATCAGCTTTTTCTGATTTTCCTTCAAGGCGTCAATCTTTTCCTTAGACTCAGAAAGATCTTTGCCAATAGATAAAATCTCTTTATCCTTTGAAGCGATATCTGACTTAAGTTCGGAAAGCCTTTCCTTGTAAAAATCAGCCTTATCCTGTATTTCCTCAATTTCTTTTGCAAGATTTTCGGATTTAATAGCTTTCTCCCTGTACATTGAAAGCTTACTGTCTGTGATGAATGTAAAACCTAACATGCTCATTTTCAAAATATTTAAATATTACTTAACTCCAGAACTACCAAGACCTTTTTCTCCACGTTCATTTCCGTCTTCTACCTCAATATCTGTCACTTCTTCCAATACCATTTTGTATTGTGGAACGATTTCCATCTGAGCTATTCGATCGTTTTTATGGATTACGGTCGGTTTTTTATTGACTTTAGTAAGATTGACCATATACTCTCCTTTGTAAGTAAATTCGCATTTACCGGGCGCGTTAGTAACTACCACTCCCTCGTCAAAAGAAAATCCTGATCTTCCTTCTACATTCACGCACCATCCTTCTGGGATATTCAACTTGAATCCGGTTCCGATTCTAACAGAATAACCTTGATATAAGGTTATTGATTCAAAATCGGAAGGAACATCTATTTCCACTCCCATGTCATTCACCATCTTCACCACTCTATATGCACGAATATCACAACATGCATCACCATCATGTTTGTATTCAGGTACCACGACATCAGGATACAGTTTCTTAATACCTACCTGCACAGTCTTCTGATAACCTGGAGTCGAATACGATTTAGGTATTTTATTAACGACCTTATCTTCTTTTTTATGTTTGTTGTTCTTTTCAGAAACAGTATCCTTCTTGCTATCTTCTTTTTCAGAAAGAAGTCTTTCAATATCTTCTAACTTATCCATATCTATATTTTTATAGTACAATAAACAATACCTTCTTTTTTTATGTCCTTAGTTGATTCATAGCACTCACGAAAAGTACTTATGTCTGCATCATCAGGATCATCGACCCACTCATCTCCTTGCTTATATTTTTCTCTGGTTTCTGAGTAGATCATACATAATTTATCCCCATGCTTCGCCATAATCCTTTCTTCTGTCACTTTCCTACGAAGTTTAATAAGGGGAAATCTTGTAACTATTTCTACCATCATTCTACACTATCTTTAAAAGCCCAAGAGATGTTATTCTCCTGGGCTGATGTTTATATTAAAATGGAAGGTCCTCTTCTTCCATAGGAGGGAAGTTCGTCATCTGTGCTTGCGGCTGTGGCTGATGCTGAGGCTTGGTGCTCCTTGTGGTAGGTGCCGTGGCAGGTGCAGCCGGCTGAGCCGGGGCCTGATACTGAGCAGGCTGTTGAGCAGGCTGTTGGTAATTCTGATACGGAATAGCACTCGGAACAGACTGAGGTTGTTGAACCTGTTGAGGCGCTGCCGGCTGCTGGGTATAAGTCTGAGGGGCTGTAGGCTCTTGCTGAGCATTTCCTCCTATCCCTAATTTAGCCATTATACCGGCTCTGATGTCTTTAATAGAAGCATTGAACCTGTTTGAATATTCAGTAATCTTTTGATAAGTAAAGTTATTTTGAGCTGAATAATCGAGGCTTTTCTTGCCATCAAATCCTGTAACTTCAACAGGATCAGGCCAACCATTTACGCCTTTTTTATAATAACGTTCAACAAGCTGATCTTTTTCTCCGTCTACTCCAGCATATGCAATAATAAGTTCTGAAGAACCAAATTCATCATCTTTCTTCTTCTTAAAGACATTGAAATAAATTTCACGACTAAAATCGATATTTTCGTAGTATTTTACGAAGCTCTTAACAAAGCCCTTGATATTTCCTTTTTGATTTACGAGAGGTATGGAAATACAATAGTTTTCATTAAGCTCGTAATCTTTCAACACGATAAGGAAATTAGTAGCAGTATTTCCATTAGAGAAAGTACTTGTCTTTAACCCGATGTAGTTGATGTACCCAACTATTCCATTATAATACTCTTTCCAATATCCCGCCGGCTGACCGTTATTAGGATTTATGTGCTGAACAAAACCTTCTTTTGGTTCGTTACTTTTTTCATACAAGTTACCATCTGAATTAATATACAGATAATAAGTTGTACCAAAACTTCTGTTTTCTCTAAAAGCCATATTATTGTTTTTTTTTATAGATTATACAATGTTTGATTTAAGACGTATGTTGATTCGTATTTAGGATTGAACATCTTTATCATCTTATACTGATCAGACCAATCCATAACAGTATCTCCTTTTATAAGAGATTTTACGGATGAAAGTATATTTTCCTTACCGATAGAAAAATTAAAACACGGACCTTCAAGCGCATTTAAAGGCATTGATTCCATTATCCTTTTTCTATTTCCAAAATCCTCAGACATTACCGTTATACCGTTTTCTTCATCTACCTTAATATTAACAACATTATCCACTAAAGTCATAGAATTAAGAACAGATATAAACAAATCCCTGTCGAACTTAACCCTTGACGATTTCTCGAATTTGTTACATACGTATTCGTAGTTAGGATACTGTTGTTCTACGTTCATATCCGATATAATCACATTATCAAAGCATAAGAACGTCCTAACGCCATCTGTGGAAATACTGATCTCCGTATCTTTATCAGATAGAAAGCGGTATAAGATGGAAGCTGCAACCTCACTTAGCATAATCGACCTTTCTTCTACCGCATTAGCATACTCTTTCCTATTTATAAACAGACGGAACATATCAGTAGAAACAATGTCAATATAGTCCTTCTTCACATTAAGAAGAATCGAGCATATAGCCGGTCTAAATTCATCCGATCCAACAAACGCAAAAGATCTTTTCATAGACTGAATGAAAGATGAGCTCATAACACGAATGCCATCACCTACAGGATAAAAGAAATCAGGGAAAGCCTTATCCTCAATCCAAGTAGAAGAAAAAGATCCTCTATCGTATTTAAAAACGATACTGTAATCGTTTTTAATCTCTATCTCTATATCCTGGTTATGATTTTTAAAAAACGAAATAAGAGTCCCGGCATCTACTAAAATAGCAAAATTCTGGTCACAAGAAATATCAGTATTCACATCGAAAATATCATCCGTATATGTTATACGTTCGTTCATGGCTTGTATCCGGATATGATCAAAATATAAAGTAATTTTTATATTCGATGTGACACAATCCTTTAAGACCTTATCAAACATCTTTGAAATGCTTGAAAGTTTCTCATTCATTAGTATGCCAGGAACTCTTACTTTCATTTTTTTTTAAAACTTACGATTATGACTATCTAACACTGCAAATGTATTATTTTAAAATCTAATTTTGAATTAATTGGATTTAAAATGATTTAAAATAGATTAAATACTTCTTCTTGCTGCTTCTGCTATCAGCATTGCGTCAACTATACCGTCATGAGCGGTCTTACATCTTTCATTTTTAACAAACGTATCGTTTGGCCAAAGCCTTTTAGCGCAAGCTAATGACGTTTTCTTAGTATTTACCTTACTGGCTTCCATAACCTTATCAGAATGCGTCCAAACTAATTTCTGCCATGTTTTAGGGGCTATGAAATTAACGGAGCAACTTATGTCCGGAAATGCCATACAGAGGGATAGGAACAGCCCATGCAGTTGGCCTTTGTTCTCCATGAGAGAAGCTGTAGAGGACGTGCTGACCCCGTACAGGGCGTGGACGTCCTCTATGACAAACACTACCCTATCAGGATTGTTTTCTACGATCGTATCCCGGCAAAAAATATATTCTTTAGTCAAGTCTACCGGTCCTGAATTTGCTATTCTTGGAGTTGAGATTCTCGATATTAGTTTGCTGTCTTGATCTATGCAAGCTATAGCTCCATCTTTTCCCGGATCTGCTGCTATATATAATACCATGCCTACACTAATTTAAATTCATGTCAATTTTGCCAATGCTGTCATCATCGTCAAAACCTCCATTGTCCGTAAGTTCGTAATCAATAGCTACAGAGCCGTTACTAAGAATGTAAAAACCTTTAAACATCTTTCCTATTTCAATGGGATACACGACATTTACGTCCCTTCCAATATCCTCAAACGGCATAGCGATATCTTCTGATTTAGCTTCCTTTTGTTTTGCTAATACACCAACGGGTATATTTTTACCTTTTATAGATGCGTATGTAACCATATACAGAATATCGTTATTGACAAACGCCCTATCACTACTTACCTTATCCAAGCTGACATATATAATGTGTTTTATAAAACTATCGATATCTCCACATATATTAATAGCTTCTACTTCTTTAGGAATAACGACTTCCACTTCTTCTGGTTTTATATTTTTCTTTTTCATTGCATTAGTCTTTTTGTGTTTTGTTTTACTTCTTCAACAAGATCCTGATCTTTCATCATCTCCTGCTTAAGTTTCTCATTCTCCTTAATTCTTTTCACCCTATCGGCAAGAATCTTTTTGTATTTCTTATCCGATATTTTTATAAACCAAGGACAGTTCCTTGATGGAATCCTTTTACATGGATAGTCAGTGAGACCGTTCGGTCCAAACTGCTCACATCGGTTGCATTTTTCTTCGCCTGTCATTGTAATTATATTTTAGGGAAACATTCTTCCAGTTCTCTATAAGAGCACTCTACTACAACAGAATCTCCTTTAGGGAGAAATACTAAAATAGAATCGATAGAAAAAACACTATCTACTTTCCTTACAAGTTGGCCATGCTTGTAAGAAGACATGACCAACCTAATTCCATACGCATCTGAATAAGATCCTTTCCTACATGGAAGTATATTTTCAACAACATAATCAAAACCTCCGATATTAACTTCATCGCCGGAACTGATTTCCATAATAGGAATCATTTTGGCTCTTCTGTCTATGCTTATTTTCATTTTGCTACTTCGAATTTGATTTGCTCCTTCGGTTCATAATTCCATACCTCAAAATCATCAGCTACAAAATCATAAAATCCTTTCCCTTCCATACGAGACGAGATAGTAACCTGCGGAACCGGGCCGAAGAGGGATCGACAAAGGAGTTCGTTTGCCTGCTCTTCGTGCCGGTCATATACGTGCATATCTTGAATGAAGTGCGTAAAAATAGCCGGCTTCAGGCCTGCGTCGTGAGCAAACATCATCATCAACGCCGCGTACTGTGCTACGTTCCATAGACCGGCAACAATAGCATCCTGGCTGCGCTGATAAAGCGTCATATACAGCTCATCTCCTTTAACAGATAAATTAATCTGAAACGCACATTCTTGAAGAGGTTTTAGTCCATTGGTTTCAGGATCGAACATGGATGCTACTATTCTTCTTGATGAACGATCATTCTTGAGTGACCAAAGAATGAAGTCTGTTTGGTTAAGAAAACCGTAAAGACCATCATGGATGTCTATCATACCCTCTGGAGCTTTACCGGTACCCATATAAACATGTCTGTTCACCATATCTCCATAACATCCTTCTATCTTTCCATTATCATCAGCCCACTGATCCCAGATATGAGAATGAAGATCTTTTAAATCAGTACTTCTCTTTCTCCATATCCAGATCACCTCATCTATAGCCTTCCATAAATTAGTAGGTCTCAGCGAACCAAGAGGAAATTCCCGACGAAGATCGTACTGGTTGCATACTTGCAGGATACGCTTCACCTTGACGCCTGTCCCGTCACCGTAGACCGGTCGCTTTACCTCTTCCCACGGCTGGCTCATTATAAGAGCCAAATTGTCTTGAAATATTTTATCTACTCTTGCCATATTCTTATTAGGTACTTATATACTATAGTATCACCATCTCAAGGTTATGCCAACAAACAAGGATTATTGAAAATTCTAAGAGGAATGGTTATAAAGACGATTAATTTCTTCTTGTTCTAAACACGGACCACCTACAACTTTTTCTGTCGCTTTTCTTTGTCTAACAAAATCTTCAGCTTCGGAAAAAGTTGTAGCATAAATATATCCGCCATACTTTTCTCCATTTATCTCAAATTCTGTCACAAACTTCTTTTGTTTTTCTTCTTTTGTTTTCATAACTGTAATTTTTAAAATCGAATAATTGATTGATTTATAAAAAAAATAAAGCGGTGATAAACTAAGTTATCTTAACCAACAACCATCCAGTCATCAGCCAACATATCTGATTGCGAAGCTAACCATCCGTTTACGATATTATCGTTAGCATCTTTCATGCACAGATAAGCGCAAAATTTAATCATGTTGGTTTCAGTTACGTCATAATAATCGTTTACGTATTTTTTAAACGAATCCGGCAATGACTTTACTTTATTAACTATCATATCAGTAGACAACCAATCTTCCGGGCGCTGGAATACAAACATACCTTTACCATTCCATCCGGCACGTGCAATCAACGCACCTTTTTTTACTTCTTCTAAAGCTTCTCCAAATTTCATAACTATATTTTTTATAAATTAAACTCTGCAAAATCTATTTCAGATCCGGTTGACAAATTAATCATTGACTTTTCAAGCTCTTCCATTGGAACCGGTTTCACAATACCTCCATTACCAAGAGTCCTTTTATAGAAGTTTATCACCACCTGATCGCTGGTTTTTACCGTCTTAGGAATAGGTTGACGAAGATATAATCCATCAAGAGACTTTACTCTTGAAAGAGCCGTATATAGCTGTCCTGTTTCAAAAGAATTAGATACGTCCATCATAGCCGCATCCAATGTCAGACCTTGGGCTTTATGGATCGTGATAGAATAACCTATTTTTATAGGATACTGAATAATAGCTCCTACTACTTCAGATTCTATCTTATATCCGTTTCTTACGTATTTTACTTTCTCAAATGAACATGGTGTTATAACAACCTTAGTATGCTCATCATCTTTCGGTTTATCAAGGACTACTTCAATCTCCCCCTTTTTTATAGATAATACAGTACCAAGAGAGCCATTGAAGTACTCTCCTCCGTTTCTTGTTATCATAACTCTTGATCCTTCTTTCAAGAAAAGAGTTTTTTCAACCGGAGCATCTTTAGGATAATCACCGTTTATAACAGCTTCTAATTTTCTTAAAGAGCCTGGTAACGATGATATTCTCATTTCGTTAATAGCCGTAGCTTTTGAGTTGGTAGTTACAATCTCAACATATCCTTGATTATTATCAGACTGAATACATCTGCTGTTTATTGTATCAAATACATCATCATCCATCTGCCCTTCACGCACCTTATTAAGGACACTAATAAACTTCTCATCTTTCTGGCGATATATTTTTTCAAAAGACACCATTTCCATACCAGAAGCCATAAGAGACTTCGAACTAAAAAAATAAGATGTATCGTATATTTCTCTAAAAAAATCCTCTTTAATCACAGGAGGAAGCTGAAACAGGTCGCCTACCATAATAAGTTTCACTCCGCCAAACGGGTCCTTGTCTCCTCTTGCATGACGAAGTATATCAGCTACGTTGTCAAGAAGATCAGGTCGAACCATAGAAATCTCGTCTATGATAAGATACTTTATATTCTGTAAAATCTTTTCCGAACCTCCGTTGAATTTATATTCGCAGTTATCCATAAACGCGCCTTTTCGTATTTCAGGTATATACGGCTGCATTCCTATTCTAAAAAATGAATGAATGGTTTGACCACCTGCATTAACAGCAGCAACACCTGTAGGAGCTACAACAACCGCATTTTTAAATGCCGGTATAATACGCTTAAGGAACGTTGTTTTTCCACTTCCTCCTTTACCGGTTATAAACAGCGGTTTTGGTGACTTACAAATAGACTTAATAGCCTTTCCCTGGGCGACATTACCTTCGGACATAACTGAACGAAGAACGCACTCCATGATTTTTTTGTCGTAACTTATAGCCATCTTTTTTCTGATTTTGTTCTACAAAACAAAAGTATGAAAATAAAATAAAACATAAAATATAAAATGAATTAATTAGGATTAAAAAGAAATAATAAGTTGGATAAGTTTCTTTGTGACAGACAGTAATGTGGTTTAGTATGGGTGCAGTAATGGCATAGTAGTGGCTAACGGGTGTTTCCGTTGATGTTCTACGAGATTATCGTTTTTCGGCTCTGTTGGCGACTACTAAGAACAGACCCTCTCTCAAGTACCAAACATTACAATGATGAATACTGAGATATAGGATAAAGATAGGTATCATTATAGAATGATAGTTCTTCAAATGGTATATCCTTGAATATGGATTCACCATCTAATTCTTTATCATTATCTACTGTTATACTAATATTAGGTAATGATTGGATCGATATATCCATATTCCCTATCTTTTCCTTAAACTGTTCTGCCTTAACATATGTATAGATGTCTTCGCTTACCGATCCCACCGCTTTAGCCATCTCGCCGGCGAACTCAGCATACATATCCCGTACCTCATTAAAACCTGCCTTTTTGTCAGGAGCGGTATTGTTATAGGTTTTCATTCTCCTACTTACCCTACCGCAGACCCCGGCAACGGACGTCCCCACCTCAGCACAGCAGGCTTCTGCATTAGCCAGGCCTGCTTTTACTGTGGCTATCTTCTCCTTACTCCATCCACTAACCTTGTCGTATGATTGTTTAAGACGGTTTAAGAACATGTCCATTCTGCGCTTCTTATCTTCTGCTATGATAGCGCGATAGTACTTTCTTACAATCTGGTTTTGTGTACTTCGCTCATATCCGTCCCAGAAGTCTTTGTGCGCTTCTTTAGCCATAACAGAAGCCAATGACCTTGCTTCTTCTTCTTTTGTCTTTTTACGATCTATGCCAAGAATTTCGCCATCTTCGGAAACAACTTCTTCTGCGTTTAGGAAACGTAGGATATGAGTATTGTCTTTTAAGAAGAAATTGAAATCGTCTTTCTTACTTACTTTTTCTTTCTCCTCTTTCTCTATATCCTTTTCTCCAAAATACCATCTGTTTGTTGCTCCTTTTTTGTACAAGGTCCAGGTATTTGCTATTTGCCAGAAAACGGCTCCATGCCTATATACCGGAATTAGCTTACCTATTGGGTAGTTATGTTCGTTTGCTTCAATGTAAGCACGAGGATTATCTACGTATGTTATAAATTGTACGTTTTCGAACCTTTTTACGAGCTTGTCTTGTATCGCCATACTGACAAGCTCTTTCGCTTTTGTTAGTCCTACATTCAAGTACAAGGCAATTGTTTTATTACTTATCGTCGAATCAATTAATCCATAATACGAGTGGCTTCCGTCTACGACATCAGCCTGAGAGTTTGTCTCTCCACTGTTCAGTACAGACTCATTATTTCTGACTAAATTAACAAACATCGCCTCTCTTATCCTGTCAAGGACCTTTTCATGGTTTGTTATTTCATTTTTCTTTATCTTAATTAAAATCCTATTCTTTGGAAGATTCACTTTCCCACATCCGAGAGTAAGTTGTACGCCATTAACACGATACCTTCTTGCAACGAACGTACTATCCGTCATACGGAACAGTTCGTTAAACATCGGATGTCCTGTCATGTTCTTGAACTTCGAATACCCGATTCCAAGTTTATGAAGAAGATCTTTCTGGTTTTTGAATCTTATTCTCGAATCCCGGCGGGAGATTTTTATCATACAGTATAAAGCATACAATTCCATGAACAACGAATCATCTGACCACTGTTCCAAAAGTCTGAGACTTATGTTAATATTTCTACCTAATTGTAGCTTCATAATCTGTAACAAAAAAAAATCGGATGGATTTTTGGGGATATCCATCCGATTTGTGTCTTTTTGCAGATAATCTCCAAAAACCCCGTTACAGATGATGAAGAACAAGAATCAACAAAAAACAAGACACTTAATATTTTATATTCTTGTTTTTTATTTTATCTTATTTCTACATCTGTAACGTGCTACAAATGTAGAAAAAAAATTCAAGAATCAAACAACAAGAACTTATTTTTTAATGTCACAGTGCAAATATCGGGACAAACCCTGAATCTATTGTCATAAAATACGTTAATTTTAAATTTATAAATCCTTAATCCTTATCTTTGTATCAAAACGATAATCTCATGAAAGAAAGTGATAATAAAGATGTTAGTAATAGGGCTTATAGGCTTTTAGTACCTTATTCCAATACGGTAGATATGGCTAAGAAGATACTTCTGTTTTATAACGGATACCTAATGGCTTCCGGCAATGAGAAGAATGTCATAGATGCGAGGCACTTAAATCTTCTTGCCTATTATTTTGTGTTTGGATATTCGTATGAGACGAAGAAGAAGTTTTCTCATTGTTTCAGTACCGATCTTCAATATGTATCGGTTTTGGATACGGAGATGAAGAAGCGTGGTATTTTGATTGACCGTGAAGGGAATTACAGGACAAGGTGTTTGTGCCCGGATATAGAGAACATGCGCCGTCTTTTTGTATTGGAGGGTTCAAGAGATCAATGTGCGTTGGTTTCTTTATTTTACAGAAAGAAAACTTTTGAAGCCGATGCCGAAGAATGATTTCCCTATATCATTTGAGTCACATATTATAGATGATGTGATGGATAAGACCGGGGGCGTTTACGACCGAAACCAGATACGTGACGTTTTCAGAGCCAGTATTTCTTATGCCAATAACTTATGTACGTACACAGATAACGTGTCTGTATCGTTCCCGTATGTGGGTGATATGGTTTGTAATCTTCATGAGATGGAGAGGCGCAAACACAATCTTGAGCGTCTTAAATCCAAGGTAGAAAAATTATCTAAGTATCAGGAAAAAGAACTTCAGTGCCTTGATATTAAGATAAGGATGATAAAGGATGCTTATAACTCAGGTGAGATAAAAGGTGGGGATATGTTGATAAAACACAACAAATTATCTATCTTTAAATCTCGTAAGGGTCATAGTTTTAGTGAAATACAAAATATTCAAGAACAGGAATTTAACAGATAAGTTATGAAAAAAATTTTGCAAGCGGAAGTTATATACGATGCTTTTATGGATACGATATTAAAAAAACTTCCAAGAAAAAAAGAAGATTATCCCGATTGGTACAAGGAACGTCTTGAAAAGTGTGAGGGATGTAAATTCAATACCAAGAACGTCCCTAACTCTATGCTTCCTCTTTCTTTATACGTAAGCAAGAAAATAGGTAAAAATCGTTGTTCGGTATGTACGTGCTTCATCAAGCAGAAGGCCTGGAGCAAGACAGAGGAGTGTGCGCTTGGGGAGGGGCTTCCCCGTCCTTCGTGGATGGACCGTCAGTATTCTATTGATTTTTATGATGAGAAATCAAGATGGAACAGGTTAGAACTTATTACAATGGATTCTGATGAATTTAATGTTATTTCTACAGATGACAAGCAATACAATATTGACCTCTCTAAAGACGGTAAATCATTTGAAATCATTTTTGAACCGGTAGAAAAAGGGAACAGTATAAGGTTTTCATTTGTTCTTGAGTCGAAGCATGATATGAAGATAACAGCATCAGAGACATCTTGTGGTTGTACGTCATCTAATTTGAATATCATAGACTCCCGTCACTTTAAGTTCAATATAGAGATACATACAGCAGGATTTGGAATAGGAAGATTCGTAAAGCACATGACTGTTCACTATCAAAAAGATGGGTTTCAAAAAGAGGAAAAGATTCCGTTTAATTTTGAAGGTACTATAATTCAAAAAAGTTAAGTTATGGGCGGATGTGGTAAAGCAAGGCATTTACAATGCGAGGATAAAAGGAAGTCCTTATTTTCTATGTTGCAGGCATCTTGTGACGATCTCCCCGATTATTCTGCCGGGGACATTCTCTATGCCGTACTTAGATCTTTTGCAAAGAAAAGAGGATTGTCTGTTTCTTTTTTAAGGACGTTGACAGACAGCGAGCTTTTTGAAGTGGCTGATTATAATTTATCAATGGAGTTGATGGACGTTATTATTCATGATAAAAAGGTTCTTGACAATGAAGAAGATTGATTTTGATTCAGATATAAAGCATCTTATTTCTTATTACAACCATCTACTGTCTGCGCAAGATAAGGTGGGAGAGGAGATGGAAGATCTAACTAAGGATATTATTAGAAAGAAGGATGAGGAAGACAATATAGAGTTAGAAGACTTTATTGATTTGGAAGAAAAGTCGTTTATGACCAACTTGTATCAACAAGAGATAATGAAAGTATCTTCTTCTGTCAAGACCGTCTACAGGTTATCTATTAACGCCGGTCATAATCTTAACATAGATGATGACAGCAAGAAGGTTCTTGACAGGATAGTAAACGACGGAGAATCGGATTTTATTATGTACGTTGACAATAATACTGATTCTGTTATGTTCAAGGAAGAATTTGTTGAGGAAGGAATAAAAAACATGTGTAGGTATCGTGTTAATTCATCTTCTCTTGAAGACAGGTTTAATATGCTTAAGTCTCAGTATGAGGCTTTTTTAAAAATGGTGAACAATGAAGGTAAGAAAGCCGACTAACGATGATGTCTCTTACGTAGATCGGAAACTTCTTGTGCTAAGGGATCAGATAGATAAGGCTGAACGTTATCTATCTGAAAACCCTTGGGATAAAATAGAAGATTCCGATAAGAGAGAGAAAGAATTTAGGTTTCAAAAGAGCTTGTCTGATAGCTTAATGCAATGGACTGAATCTTATATTAAGATGTGTGGGATAATGGATGTCTATAATCAGCTTGAGGCTGCCAAAAACAAGAAAAGCCTAAAAGGAGGACAAACAGTATCAGGTATTCAGTCTTTTGTGAAGAATGAAGCTAAGAACAAGTTCGGTAAGTAGTTTTGTTATGAATTTTGATAGTAAAGAACTTTATATAAATATGGGTAACGATATCCCGTTATGGAATGACCTTTATTCTTATGAAGAGCAAGACGATGATGTCAAGCAATTCTGGGAGAATGAGGCTATGAAACTCCTTAACGGTGTTACCATAAATGGTGTATTTATCCATCCTTGGCTATACTGGCATATCAATTTCTGGAAGATGATGATTGACGTAGGAGATGATCGTATTCCTGGAAATTCTCAGCTTCGTGATAATGAATGGATGTTTGCCGAATTTCTAAAGCAGGCGGAAGAAGAGAATAAAGGAATATTCATGTTCGGGTGCCGTCGTTTTGGGAAAGCCCTTCTTGATTCTGAGATACTTTATCTTGAGGACCGGGAAAAGATGATAGGAAATATTGTTGTAGGGGATAAGATATATGACGATAAAGGGAATTTGGTAGAGGTCGTAGGTGTCTACCCTCAAGGGAAAGTAACCACCTACAGAGTCGTATTCGAAGACGGTCGTAACGTTATTTGTTGCGGAAATCACCAATGGCGTGTCAATCATGGCGGAAAATGGCATGTTAGGAGTCTTAGATCCATAGCCGGATTAGATTATAAGAGTATGTCTATTCCAGTAGGTGAGGCCCTGAACTACCCTACGGCAAAGCTGCCGGTTCCGCCGTCAGCCTACGCCTCGATGCTGGCGGCTTATCTCGGTGGCTATGGAGGGAATATGTTTTTTGATAAATACGTTTGTAAGAAATTTCTAAGATCGTCCATAGATCAAAAGAAAGATTTTATAGAAAACTTCATTCGTTCTTTCAGAAACGTAGTAACCGGAGAAGAAGAGCTTACGTTGTCTCATATTGACATGGATGTCATAAATTTTGTACAACGTATGTTTTGGGCTTCAGGTTGGTATGCTAAATTGGAAGGGAACAAACTTATACTATCAAGGAATCGTAAGGAATTAAAAATAAGATCCATATCGATATACGGAAAGGAGCATGCCACTTGTATAACCGTTGATAATGACTCTCATTTATTTTTGACCACCAATTACATCGTTACTCATAATACGGCCATAATGAGCTCGTTTTTGGCTCGTAATGCTACAATGACGTACAATTTGACGCATAATGTTATTGGGTCAAGTAAGGAGGACCTTATGAGTCTTGGTGAGTATCTTGAGTTTGGTCTTGATAATATACATCCTTATCTAAGAATAAATAGAACAGGTAATGATTGGTTTAAAGAGGTTATTATGGGTACTAAGACGGTGAACAATATTCGTGACGTTCACGCTCGTATTCGTATTACCAATATTGATAGCGGTAAAGCCGGTGCCTCTCTTAAGACCGCATCTGGAACACCATATACATCTATTTATGATGAGGTAGGTAAATTTCCATTTTTAGCAGCATACTTACAAGGTCGTCCTGCCCATATGATGCACGGTAGAATGAGGGGGATGATGATATGCTCCGGTACGGGCGGCAACGTTGAAAAGTCTCAAGATGCTCAAAAAGTGATGAATAACCCTGCTGAATACGGGTTTATTGTCATGAATTATGATCTGCTTAATAAACGTTGTTTAAAACCAACTTGGCGTATTAGTCAATCCGGTTGTTTTGTTCCTGCTCAGATGTCTCATGCTTATGATAAGGAAACAACAACCTTAGATAAGTACCTTGGAATAGAGAAAGCTACAGGTCTTAAGAAAATAGATATTCAGGTATCAAAATTTGATGATAATACTAAGAAGATAAAATCTCGTCTTGATGAACTTGTCAAAAAGGATAGAGCTTTATACGTTCAGGAACGAATGGCATTTCCTTTGTCTATAGATGATTGTTTTCTTAATACGAATGTAAATAGGTTTCCTGTAGAAGATGCTTTGAAGCACAAAAGCCGTCTTCTTGAAGAAGGAAGACCAGGGAAAACAGTAGACATATATCAGACTGATGGAATGAAAATGGGCTATCATTTTAGTGATAAACAGCTCGCTGATTATCCGTTCCAAGGTGGAAATATAGATGCTCCTATTGTTATATACGAAAATCCGCCTGAAGATGGAGGTATTTTTGATTTCACATACGTGAGTGGATGTTTACTTCCAGGTGAGAGAGTATTAACAGATAAAGGGTGGAAATACGTTGAAGATGTAAAATATGAAGATAAGCTTGTAAATAAAGATGGAGAATATGTTTTTATTAACAAAAGACTGTTATATAATAAAATAGATGAAGATGTGTATGATGTTAAAATGTATAATGGAGTTTCAATAACACGTTTTACGAAAGAGCATCCATTGTATGTTAGTGACAATAAACTTAAAAATGGTAAAATAATATGTGAAGATTTATTTAGCTTTGATTTTGTTAAAGTATCTGATGTAAAGAGTGGAATGTGGATTAAATATCCAAATATTTACAGAAAGGAGATATATCCTTGTAAAGAATTATTCCCTTATGTAATGTCTGATGATTTATGGTATTTAATAGGAGCTTGGATAGGTAATGGGTATTCAAGGATAGACAAACATCATGTAGGCATATATATAAGTACACATAAAAACAATGATAAGTTTATAAAGAAAATAGATGATATATGTAAATCATGTTTTGGTAAATATACTAATAAAAGATTCAGGGATAATAGTTGCGAGATATTTTGCAGTGTAAAGGAGTTTGCAATATGGATGGACTCCACATTTGGTAAATATGCCAATGGAAAATTTATACCAGAATGGGTTAAGTATATACCTCATGAGTATAAGGTTTCTTTTTTGTGTGGATATCTTGATACGGATGGTTGTTGTTATGCCGTTAATGGTAAGAAATTATATACTATTGAATATACAAGCTGTAATTTAAAATTATTAGAGAGTGTACAAGATATTTTGTTTTCAATAGGAATAGTTTCTAATATAAAAATTAATAAAAACGATAGATCTGATGTTATTCAAGGTCATTTTAAGAAAAGTAATTGTTTATATTATTTATCTTTTGGTACAAATGGTATATTAAAATTACTATCATTTGGTATAAGCAGTGTTAAGCTTGATGGTATTATTATTTCAGATAAAATAATCAAGGCTAAGAAAAAGGGGTGTTTTATAAGTAGTGATGGTAATTATATTTATATAAGGATTAAAAGTATAGAGAAGGAATTGTATTCTGGTCCTGTGTATAATTTTGATTGTGATACGCATACCTATTTATGTCATCACATAACTACCCATAATTGCGACCCCTATAAATCAGACAAGGCTGATACTGATTCTGTTGGTACGTTTTATGTACTTAAAAGGTATGTAAAAATCAACGATCCATTTGCTTATTGCATAGTAGCATCATACGCATCACGTCCTCCATCTTCCGATGATTTTTGTAGGAATTGTGAAATACTTCAAGAAGCGTATGGGGCTAAGTGTCTTATGGAGAATGCCGATCGAATGTATGAACTGTATCTTACGAGACGAAATAAGCAGCTCATGTTACTGGAAGACGGTGAACGTCTTGCCGGTAAGATTATCCGTGCTGGCGCCCGTCAGAACAACAAGCTCGGTTTGGCTCCTACGGTTCCCAATCAGCGCATGCTTTTCAATACCGTTATTCAATATTGTTGGGAGGATGTTGTTGTCGGGTATGATGATGATGGTAATGAAATAACACAGAAAGGTATTTACCGTATCCCTGATATAGAACTTCTTGATGAGATCATAGCCTTCGGCCCTGGGGTCAACACCGACCGTATCATAGCCTTCGGCCACGCTCTTCTTCTGGCTAAGTATTATGATGATATGGGTTACATGCCTGAAAGTACGACTCAGAAGGAGAATCAAAAGAAGAGGGAACGTAAGAAGATGGAACAGGTTAAAGGATTTACGGTAAGAAGACATAACCCGTATAAAATGAGGTGACGAGAACAAATTCCTTATCTTTGTGAAAAATAGGATAATAGGATGGAATATTTCAATAGAGATCAGGCTTTTCCGGCCAGAGGAGTATTTTCAGGTTTGCCGGTGCAGGCTATACCTACCAAGAGAAAAACCAAGGAGTGGTTTAAAGCCACTATGGATTCTCTTGAATTGATTGGTTTGAAGCAGCTTGATGAGAACCAAAAGTTCAAAGATTTTTACAGGATGATGGAAGGGAAGCTGTCATTTATGGAGCTGAAAGATGTAATTCCTTATCTTAAGGATGTTCAGTCTATAAGGGACAACGTAAACATTCCATCATTCTTACGTCATTATGATATAATAGGTACGATCGTAAACGCTTTTGTAGGATGGTTGGGCAATCTTTCTGACAAGTATAATGTAGTTGGATTGGACGAATCTGAAGTGAATCAGTATTCTGCCACGAAGGAGAATCTCCTTCATAATTACATTAAAGAGGAATTGGACAGAAGGGTTAGGCAAGAATTGTTAAATAGGGGATTGGATCCGGATTATAATAATTTTGCCAGCGAAGAAGAAAAGCAGGCTTATGCTCAGCAGATACAAGAGGTGAAAGCATCTATGACCCCTCCTGAGATAGAGAACTTCATGAATACAAAATGGAAGACTGCTGAGGTTATATGGGGTTCTCATACGCTTGAAGCAGACAGGGGGCGTTTTTACATGGATGAGATAGACACCGAGAATTTCATCGACTATCTTCTTACCGGTCGTTGTTTTAGAAACTATCATGTAGGATACGACTATTATAAGCCGGAGAGATGGTCTCCGTTGAATACGTTTTATTCTAAGACATTAGATAGCAAGTATCCGCAGTACGGTGATTATATTGGTCGTGTTCATTATTATACTGCCAATGATATTATAGTAAGGTGGGGGCATCTTCTTACGGCAAAAGACAAGCAAAAGCTTATAGGAGGTGCTGATAATTTCAATGGTACTTATAACAATGGTGATAATGGAAGCTATGTAAGTTTATCCAAATCGGCGAGTGTAGGGATGTTATATCAGAATAAGGTAATACCTTGGAAAGGATATAATGATTATGCTTCTATAAAAGCTTATGAGGATTATTACGGTATTCCAGCCGGCACATATACCGGATACGATAGTAATGGCAACGAATATCACAGAACCAGATTCATGCCAAATTTAGAGCATGGTAATTATTATAACCGTGCCCAGAGTTTAAGCGACGAGCATGTTCGTAGTGATTTGTATCAGGTAACTGAATCATATTGGGTATCCCCGGCTCAGGTGTATGTAATTACCTACCAAACTGAAACCGGATTAGTAACTACTGAAATGGTAACCGACGAGCTTCTTCAAGACTTTTTACAGGAAAATGGTATTAAGAAAATTACCAGAACCATGAGTAAGGGAATGGAGAACCCGGAGATTAATACCTATTTCGTAGATTACGTTCCACAGGTAAGGTACGGGGTTAAAATAAGTGGAGGTGCCCTCGCTCAGGACAACCTGTATCTGGATGGAGAACCTATCGATCACCAGATAAAAGGGGATAGCAACATCTATGACTTTGTTTTACCTGTTGCCGGATATATCGGTACTTCTATGGCTAACAGGATTCAGCCATATCAAATATTCTATAATTTCTCCATAAACCAGATAAACAATATTCTTGAAAAGGAGATCGGTAAATTCTTCTTAGGAGATATAAATCTGGTTCCGAGTGAATACAAGGATTTGGGTGAAGATGTGGCTGATATATGGGCAAACCTTCTTGATGTAGCTAAGTCTGTAGGTGCTCTTACATTAGATACCTCATCTCAAAACACGAAAGGTGGTGTCCCTTTCAACCAGTTTGCTGTCTATGATTTGTCCCAGACAGAGCAACTTAAAACAAGAATGGAACTTGCTGAATGGTCGAGGATGAAATGTTTTGAAATGGTTGGTATCACGCCTCAAGTAATTAACGGCCCCAACAGGTATGAGACCGCCACCGGGGTCCAGCAGGGCGTTACAGCATCTATGTTACAAACACAGATATACTTTGATAACTTCGGTTACTTCAAGAAACGCGCTTTGGATCTTCATCTGGCTGTTGCTCAACAATGTCAGGAAGAAGGAAAGGATATTTCTGTAATGTACACAAAAAGTGATCTTACCAGAGCGTTTTTATCTATAGGAACCGACGGTCTTAGTCTAAGGCATCTTGGTGTTCAGGCATTATCTAATTCCAAGAAAAGGGATGAGCTTGAGAAATTTAAAACTTTCATGTTGCAGCTAAATACAGCCGGAGGCGATATTTACGATCTTGCATCTATCTTCACATCAGATTCTATGGTGGAACTTATACAGAATGCAAGGAATACTCGCGCATACAACGAGCGTCAGATGCAGCAGCAACAACAGAATCAGATGCAGCTTAACCAGCAACAGATACAAGCTGAAGCTGCTGAGAAGGATAAGCAACGTCAGCATGAACTTGCTTTAGAAGACAAGAAAGGTCAATACAGGATACTTCAAGAGAAGATCCAGGCGGCAGGCAGGGCGGCAGACGCCAAGAGCGACGCCACCTCCCTCAACTTCCTGGCTTCTGTTTCAGATCAGACCGTAAGGCAAGCTGATATAGAAAGCAAGGAAAGGATAGAGGATAAGAAAATTGAAAACGATTCCAAACTTCATGATGATGAAATGAGAATGAAAATGGAAGAGTTAAAATTAAAATCCAAAGAGCTTGCTCAACGAGCGAGGGAAGATGCCACCAAAAGGTATGTAGCCGGAATCAATAAGAATTAAGGATTAAACATCCCCAAATTTCATTAGAAAATCTCTAATAAAATTTGGAGATGTTTAATTTTTAGTGAAGATTAAACACTTATAAGTTTTTTGTCTGAAATATAGGTATTTAAATATTTTTGCAGTATGGGAAAATTAGAAAAAAATGGAATAGTAGAATTGGACGATATTTTTAGTATCGGTCCAGTTGATGATGTTTATAATAGGGAAGAAGATATTCTGCCTATTAATGGTAATGAACCGGCTAAAAAAGATGAGAAGCCTGTAGAAGAAGGTTCTCAAATTAAAGAAGAGCCGGTTGTCGATCCTACTCCTGATCCTAAAGAGGATAAAAAAGGAGAAGAGAATGTGGTTGACGTTAAACAGGATCCGGTAGAGACCCCGGTTGTCAATTACAGAAAAGTATTGGATGCCCTTTCTTCAAGAGGGATCATTCCCGATTTGAAAGATGTGGTATTTAGCGGTGAAAACGGCGAAAAGATTACTATCAATGATCTTGATTTTAGTAAAGAAGATTCGTTGTGTGACATACTATCTACAGTCCTTGAAAGCCAGAAAGAGGATATTGTTAAGGATAAGATAGATGTTACTTCTGTTTCTGATATTACCAAGAAGCTTATTCAGGCTGATAAGGCTGGCGCTAATATCGTTGATATTCTTAAGCAATATGATACGAATGTCGCTCCGATAGAAAAGCTTGACATTGAAAACAAAGCAGATCAGATAAAGATCGTTCGCCATTATGTTGATCTTCTTGGGTTGCCTAAAGATGAAGCTGATGAGTTTTTCAAAGGCATTATCAATAAAGGAGAAGAGTATGTTGAAGCAAAGGCTATAAAGTATAAGGCTGAGCTTGATAAGAGAATGGATGATATTATCCAGCAACGTACTAAAGAGGCTGCCGAAAAGAAGGCGAAGGATGCAGAAGATTTTAGAAGGTATAAGAAAGACCTTAAGTCTTCTATCCAGGCAAAGTATCAGCTAAATGACACTATGGTATCTAAAGCTCTTGATTTTGCCCTAAAACCTTCTGAATCGAATCCCGGAATTACCAAAGCATTTAATAGGGTAAGGGAGATGATGATGAATCCGGAAGAAGCGCCAGATTTGATTATGTTTCTTATGAACCCAGGAGAGTTCATAAAACAGAAGTCGAATCAAGCTGTAGTTGATGAGAAGAAGAAAATTTATAAGCTCATCAGCCACACAAATAAAGACAAGAGGGTAGCTCCGGTAGATGATAAAGGTGATCAAGTTCAAGGTGTGAAGTTCGATGAAATCAGTATAGATTAAAAATTAAAACATTTTTTCGTTCATGGCTAATGTACTTTTAACAAAAAATTTCCCGGCCACCATGAATGGTGACACGGTGATTGGATATACCGACGCTAAAGTCGTTAAGCAAAGTATCGTAGAGCACGATCTTAGCTCTTTAGAAGATTGGTACTACGAAGATCCGGATAAGAACCATCTGGGTATGCTTGAGTTGTTTTCTAACATTACAAACTATCCTCTACCTATGTATATGGGTATGATTAAACAGGATGCTACTATTACCGTAAATGGTATCAATGGTTCATTCCGTTATGATCTTCCGGTATCAGAAACGTATGAGGTGGTTACAGTAGAAGACACGTCTTTGAAATATGCAAAACCTGGTATTGATGAAAGCTTCTTCGAAATTGTGTTGAATGCACAATTTAAACAAGGAGATGTTATTACTTACGATGTGATTAACGGTTGCCAGGCTCTTATCTCTACAGAGCGCCCTCCGAAACAAGAAGGTGAAAACTGGAGATACTGGTGTAAGCTGTGGGGCCGTTCTCGTGCTAAATACTTCCCGAAAGACATGCTTCGCGCCGGTATTAAATACTGGAAGGTAACAAACGTTCTTGGTGAGTTCTCTACTCAGTTCTCTGGTGTAGGAGGTGCTTCTAAGGCCGGTTCTATGACTTGTGAATTTACGCTTGGTGGACACCGTGGTGTTGAAGGTGAAACGACTATGTACGCAGGTATTAAGTCTTTGGCTTATGCGGACGAACGTACACAGAATTTCATCGACAAGGCTTACCAGAAAGTTCGTCAGCTTTCTGAAATCAGAGGAGGTGATGCAAGTTATGCTATCATCGGTTCTCGTCTTGGTGACGGAAGCATTGATATGCGTACGGCACGTGTAGCCAATACAGTATCTCTGTTCTGTTTGGCTGAGTTGGCTAAGATGGAAGCATACGAACTTATGTTCATGCGTGGAGGTAGAGTTAAGGGTCATAATGGTGTTTTGATGAAAAACGAAGGCCTGTACCATCAACTTCGCCGTGGTTTTGTTATCTCATATGCACGTCCGGGCGGTATCAAGCGCGAACACTTCCTGGCTGCTGCTGACTATATTTTCCGTGGTCGTAGCGATATGCCGATTGAAAATCGTGTAATGAAATTCAAGGTAGGTGCTATGGCTTACAAGAACATCGTTGAAATCTTCCGTGATGAGTTCTTCTCTCAATTGGGTGCCTTGGCTCCGCTTATGGGTACAGAACGTATTATCAATAATCCGGTAACAGGATCAAACGATGCTCTTGAATTAGGAACTGTAAAGATCAAGGGTGTTACTATTCCGGGTATTGGTAAGGTTATTGTAGAACACGAACCTTCTTTGGATTACGTTGATATGGTAGATAGAAGCCAGTTGGTAGACGGTATGACTCCTATCACATCATATTCATGTATTATGGAAGACTTGACCGCTCCTGAATATTCCAATGCATTCGCCGGCATCCCTGCTTCAGCCGAAGCTCGTATTGGTAATATCAACAGCAATGTATTCTACGTTAAGCCTGATATCGGTTCTATGTGGTGGGGCTACGAACAAGGTAGATGGTCATCCAGAGTATCGGCTCAAGAAATTGTATCCAGCCATCCTCGTATGTCAGAACAATTCTGGTGCCACTCTGTATCGGCTTGTTGGGTAAAAGATACCAGCCGGTTCGTAACAATTGAATTGTTACCGAGTTCTTTGTGATCATAACTTTTAGTATTAACTTGCGGTCGGCTTTAAAACCGGCCGCAAATTTTGTTTTTTAAGGATATATAAAAATGGGAAAAAAGATTTTTGAAGAAAGCCATGAGTCCAAGAAACTGCTGGCTACCGTAGGAGGAATGAAGATATATTCCGACTCTATTTATGTTATAACAGGTAAGATGGATGAAGAAGCTCCTTCCGGATATCAGGAAAGAGGTATTTCCAAGACTCCTTTCCCTGGGAACAAGACAGTATCTTGTTGTGGATGGGATAAGGATCTTAGGGTGTATGATACCGGTTTCTTCATCAATTCAGCATGTTATAAAGGTTACTCATTTGAAGACAAGAAGAATGAAATGGATATGCGTATTAAGAATATTCGGTATCCGTTTGAAGAAACTGTCAATGAGGACCTGGACCAAAAGAATTTCGATTTCTGGGATTCTTACAGAATTGACTTGTATGATGGTCGTTTGTTCTACACTAATGACGTTCGTGATTTATTTGAGTTGTATATAGCTATTTTGTCCAAGTCTCTTACTCCTAAAGAGGAAGATGGTAATCCGATGTATGTCGAATCTTATTATTGTGTAGAAGACAAGACTACGGCTGTAGATATCAGGAAACAACGTCAGATTGATAAGGCTGATATTTTATATGAGTTCATGAACAAGCTGAAAGGGTCAGAGGCTGAAAGGAAAAGCATCTACGATCTGCTTTTGTATCTTGACATCATATACAGCGTAGAGCTTGATCAGAGCATGGTTCAATACATATTCACTAATTGGATTGACGCCAAGAATACGAACGTTGACATGTATAAAGAAGCAAGCTCAAGGTTCTTATCTGACGACGAATCTTCTGAGGGAATGCAGGTGATTAAATTACATCGTATGATCAGGGAAATGATTGAGGGCCTGGCTGTCACCGTCAACACCGACGGACTGTATCTGAATGGCGAGCTCCTGGGCGCCGACGCCATCTCTGCATCTATGGCTCTTGCTTCCAATAAGTCGATGTTAGAAACCAAGTCACGTGTTCTGGAAGCGTATAATGCTTTAAAGAACAAGCATAAAAAAATAGAAGGCGCTAAGTCTGACAAGAAGAAAAAGGAAGACGAAAAAGGTTTTGATATTGATCAATACGCTGATAAAAAAGAATAATTTATGAAGATTGTTGATTGTTATCTTCGGGCCTTACAGAAGGCTGAAGAAAACATGACCAACGGTGGTATAAAACTTGACAAGGCACGTTTTGTTCAGCTTTTTAATGACGAACAAAACCGCCTTGTTCGTTATATCCTTGATAAGAAAAACGAAGAGGATATACGTTATATCCAAAAGTTAGTTGTGTATTCAAAAGAACTTGACGAGAAAGGAGATAAAGATAATCCGGAAAGCACTTTGTTTTCATTGCCTTCTGATTTCTTTTCTTTTTCAAACATATCAGGCGTATTTACCAAAGGTGAATGCACGGTCACTGATTTTACCATGTGGGAGGCTAAGAACGAAAACCCGCATGAGCTTCTTGCCGACTTTTTTAACAAACCTGATTTTGATTTTAGGGAAACGTTCTACACTATAGGCGAAGATTCGGTAAGGGTGTACAAGTCTGGTTTTGAAGTAGACACCGTTTACCTTACGTATTACCGCTATCCTAAGGAAGTTGACATCGAAGGATATGTTAAATCCGATGGTTCTAATTCAACCGATATAGATCCTGAATTAGATGATAAATTAATTGGTATTATCCTTAACATGATTGAAAAGCAATTTGCTTTGAATGAAAGCGAATATGGACGTTATCAAATAGACTCAAACAACGTCCAATCTCCTTTATAGCAGAATAAAGACGTGTCCTAAATTAAAGACTATCAAAAAGCATTAAGAATTAATTAATTCCTAATGCTTTTTGTTGCTTATATGACTATCGCTATTTTTGAGACAGATAACAGAATATTAATTTTTAAAATATTATAAGGCTATGGCTATCCATAAACCGTATGACAGACACATTATCTGTCCTCCGCACGCTAAGTTGGCGGACGTAGATTCTTTGTTGCTTCAAGAAGGTCAGATCGCTATCTATGATTTGGATGGTGAGCAGACTAAAGATGGTTTGAAAGCGTTGAAAGACTTGAAAGGATATCGTAAGGACGAACAACGTTTCCAGATCAGAATCGGACGTAATGAGATGGTGAACGACCGTGTATCTGATGATAAATCATTCTCTACACCTACGTTTGCTATTGATGAAATTATAGAAGTGTATGCTTCTGCTCCGAAGAGCAAAGAAATTAAAGTAGATGAAGTTATTTTCGGTTACAACGGAATTGACGACAATACCGCTATTACAGCAAGAAAAGGCGATCGTATCCCTATTCATATTAAGCTGACAGGACGTTTGTTCGAGCTTCGTGGTTATCCGATGGGTGAGGTGAATATCGATGATTACATCATTTTCGAAAACTGTCCTGGTCGTGAGGATATGTGTTCAGAATGTGATCCTTGCGAAGATGTTGATATTTTGGCTGCTATCTTGAAAACAATCGAACGTATCAAGAATCAGCCGATTGCAGGTGGTGGAAAGGTAGGTGATTTTGTAGAAATCCATCCTATCCATTCTTGTGACGAGTTGGAAAAAACTCCGGTGGAAACCGACATGAATTTCTATTGTATGGAAATGTGTGATACCGGTGATGCTTATGCCCTGGCTCAGCTTAAGGCTGCTTATCCTGGTTTGGATATCAAGAGAGTCGGACGTCATCTTTCTACATCTAAATATCAGGTGATGAAAGAAGGTGGTAAGCCTTCTGATTATACTCAAAAGCTGTCTTCTATCATGAAAGGATGCGAAGAGTGCCCTGATGGATATACTAAGGTAGACGGAGGTTTGATTTATGCCGTAACGTTAGAGGATGATGGGGTTGATCAGTCTACTGTAGTAGAAAGCATTAAGAATGCCGTTAGTAGCACTGCCGAGAAAACAGCAGCCCAAGATGGCGGCGTAGGTATGTACACTGTGGCCGTAAGCAAGAAACTGACGAAGGCTGATATCGATGCATTTGTAGAAACTAATCCGACTGCTACAGTAACGTTCGTTGCTAAAACAGCAGATATGTGTAGCAATCCTGCTGTTACTACCGTTAGCTGGGAAGCATGTGGTTCTTGTAAGATTTCGAAAGAAGCTTATGAAATCACGTTGCCGGACGATGAATGTGGTAACAGTGCTAAAGAAGAATTGCAGGCAGCATTCCCGTATCTGACAATCGAAGATTACGGTACACCTGGTGGATGTCAACACAAATTCAAAACAACGGTCGTTACTAACATGGTTTGCGACGAATGCGATAAAATCTTCAAAGACTTCTTCGTATCTAAAGCTCCCGAATCTTATCGTGGACGTAACTGGAAACGTTTGGGTGCCGTAGCAGGAGATCAGTCCATTATCGCCGATCCGCTTCCTAAGAACTGCAAATGCGGTATCTTGTTCCGTGGTATTGACTACATGATTTCTCCGTCTGACTGTTTGATTGACCGTCTGACATTCCAAGAAGGATCTGTTCGTATTGCTGTAAATGGCGGTTATCCGGATGAACAGCGAGAGGTTATCAGCACGTACTTTAACCCGATCCATACCGAATACAAACAGCACTGGGCTCCGCGTACTCACCTCGGCGCTGAATTGCTGGATAAGGAACGCGAACAACGTATGTTCTTCGATTTCCGTAAGACTCACCAAGAACTTATGGAACGGATGTTTACCAACGAAGAAACCCGCTTAGACCTGTTGGCTCCGTATGCTGATTATTCAGTAACGTTGAAGCCGGCACGTTATTCTAACGGCTTCGGTAGGGTAATTGATGATCATATTACAGTACACTTCCATGTACCGTATGGCGCTCACGAAGGTATTCAAGACCTTATGGACTTGTTAGCTGCTTCGGCAAATATCAAGCCCTGCAAGATTTGATTTTCCTTTTTTCTATATATCCCAAGGGGGAGGAGGCTGGTCCTCCACCCCCTTTTTTGTAATAAAACAATTTGAAATAGATCGATTTCATATGAATGGCGTGGATTCTTTAGTCGGTGCCTTAGGTAGGGGCATTGACAAAATAACCAACATAGTTGGAAAATGGGGTTCCTCCCAACCGGTAGATGACAGCAAATCCGGTATAAAAATAGGGGACAAAATCTACCAAGTGGTTGTGTCCTTAAATGGCTGTTATTGGTATCTTGACGAAGAAGGTAAGAAGCATCCTGTTTCTGGTATTCCGGCCACAACCGAATGGGAGTGGATTAACATAGCTGAGAAAGTTATCAAAGATTTCAAAACCTGTTACCGTACACCTGGTGGAAAGGTCGAAGTATGGAGTTGGTATCTTCTTAACGATCAGATGGATGTTCTTAAAGAAACTCATAGAATTACCGACAGTACCGACATGGATAATCCGGTAGGTAAAGTTCTTACTAAAATACCGGACGAGTGGGTTATGATCGACTGCGATCTTCCTGATATGACAGAACGCGACATTACGTTCGTCAACAGATGTTATAAGACTCCGGATGGTAAGGTTGAAATAGAAGGATTGGAGGCCATAGATGATAAGATAAATATCAGGGAATCTATTTATACCGTTATTCAATCGACGGACGATAATTTCCCTGCCGGCCATGTTTTTAAACTAATTCCAGAGAATTGGGTTCGAATGGTTTGTGACTTTCCTGACATGACAGAACGAGACGTAACTTACGTTCTTGAATGTTACACTACTAAAAAAGGAAAAGTGCAAGTAGAAGGTTTGGTAGCCATAGATAACATCCTTGGAGCCAGGGAAGAGGCCTACACCGTCCTTCAGTCAACCGATCCTGATATTAAGGTAGGAACCGTGCTGGATTCCATTCCCGAAGATTGGGTTAGGATGGTCTGCGATTTTCCTGACATGACGGACAGGGAAATTGTTGAAGTGGACGAATGTTATAAGACTGATGGTGGTAAGGTCAATATAAAAGGTTATCAAGCTATTGATGCCGTTCTTGGTGTAAGGGAACAGTATTATTATATTGTTAAGACAACGGACGACGCCTATCCTCAGTGGACGAGAATAGATAAGATACCTAACGAATGGACGAAAACCGAATGCGATTTCCCTGATCTTACAGAAAGACATATTATGTCCGTAGATGAATGTTATACTACTCCTGGTGGTAAAATACATCTTGGTGGATACAGGTCGGTAGATAGCATAATAGGAGTCCGGGATGAGTATCTTATTGTTTTAGAAACGACCGACCCTGATATACAAAGAGGCGCCACATTCAGCAAAATACAAGAAGGATGGCAGCGTATTGTCTGTGATTTCCCTGATGCTACTACATCCGACACGGAAATAGTAGAAAACTGTTATAAGACGGAAAAGGGCAAGGTTCAGATCCGGACATACATGACAATGGACGGATACGGAAATACAAGGGAATTGAGACATATGGTTCTTAAAACAACCGACCCTGATTACAATATCGGATCCAATATCGATCAGATACCGGTAGGGTGGTTAAGTATCGAGTGTGATTTTGCGTCTGCTACACAGCGCCATATAAGACAGGTCAAAAACTGCTACGTTTCTGATGCAGGGAGCATCTACGTTGAGGGAGAAATCGTTTACGACAATGACCTTGACGTGGACAAGATGGCGCTGACGGTCATGGAAAGCACTGACCCGGCGATCGCCGTAGGGACGGAGCTGGCTGCCATTCCCTCTGGCTACGTGAGAACAGTTTGTAGATGTAATTGTTGCAACCACTAAATCTTATTGTCATGAGCTGTAACGAATATTTTTTAGTAACACTGGAGTCTAAACCGACTCCAGTGCGTCATAAATACACGAATTTAACAGACGAATGGTATGGTCCTGATGGCGTCAAGTATGAGGATCCTGATACGATAACTAAGATCGAAGAACAAGCTACAGATAAGAATCGTATAGGGGATAACACCTTATATCAGAAACTTATTGAAATACATTCTCAAGGAGAGTCAATAAAATCAGACATCGGAGACATAGGTCAGGTATTAGATTACATAAATGGGGAGGAAGTGTAATGGGAACCATATCAGATAAGTTAATGAGGATCATCAATACCAAGGAGGATATAAGGCAAGCCCTTATACTCAAAGGGTATGATGTACCTACCTCCATACCCTTTAAAGAGTATGCGAAGATGATATCCGATTTACCTTGTAAGGTAGATGATTTTCCTAAACTTCCGGGCGATGTCACCCGTTGGTATTTCGGCGGCCTGACGAACGAGATGATGGCAGCGATGGACGATCCGAGGATTGAGGATGCGGACCATAAAGGTCGGTTCTTATCCTTCAAGAATTTCGCTTGGGGTGGAATGAGTGGAGTTGGTGGGTATGTAGATAATTGGAATAGTTCTGCTGATTGGAGTATAAACAACTATTGGGTAAATAGTCATACAGATCACAAATTGCAACTTATCACAGCAAGTACAGTTGTTCAAATGAAGTCAAATAATATTTATAATGCAGAAAATGTATATAAAAATATTTTAAATGTAAATGGATTAACTGAAGCAGTAAATAAAGGATCTGTAGAAGGTTTAAGAATAAGTGCTACAGATCCTATAACGTCAAAAGCAATTAAAACATTTTCTTTTGATACCGATGGTGTCATTCAAATATCATTTGATGATGTATTACAAGATTATTGTGTAGTTTATTTTGTTTACGGCAATAATACTAATGATATAGACATCACCATCGAACAACTTCCCCTCTACCCCGGTGCACTCGTCTTTGACGGAGTGGATGATTATGGTGTCTGTGATAACTTCCCTATTCTGACTAAGGAAAAGGGATATACGGTTGTGGCGTTGAGACAGTGGATTACAAGGGGAAAAGGAGCATTAGGATTAGTATCTAATGTAAAGAATTGGCTCAAGGATGGTGCCTTCTTGTTAGAATATAGAAATATACAAGCCGATCATCTTAATAAGCCTATATCTTTTGGAGCAATAGGGAGTGAAATGGATTTACCACACATCCTTACTTATCAGACATCTAAAAGTTATAATGGTGTTTCGATTACAACTGGTAATTTTGAGGGAACAGATGTGCTACATGTTGGGAAATTAGCTCCAACTAATGTAGGAACTTGTATTAACGCTGCTATCTGGGAACTTGTATTTCTCGATCACGATGCCACCGAAGAAGAGCTAACCAAGATCAAAGACTACTTTGTTAAAACCTATCCCTGGCTCTTCCCCAACCAGGCATGGACAGTGGTAGGCAAAACCAACGAGGACAAAGATCGTGCTACTATTGCCAACATTACGGGTAATGGTAATGATCTTGTACTGTCGAATTTTGGGTTTGCAGAAGGGAGCGGGTACAATGAAGAAGGGGAATATGCTGGCTATCTGGTTACTGATGGGGTGGATGATAAGATAGTTTCGTCAGTTTTTGGAATGGGTAAGGATTTTACGATTGTTGGGGATTGGAAGTTTATTGATAATAAAAAGAGTGGTACTGGTTTAGTAAAAGGGCCTAGTTTTTATATCTACAACACAATGATTGGACTTGATCTTTATATTAATTCAGGATCAGTAAAAAATAGTCTTGACGGAATTAAAAGTATTAATGCTGCATGTTCAGATGGTAGGGCCTATGATCGTAATTGGAATGAAATACTGGCAAATACAGGTAATGTAGTTGGTTCTGGTGGTACATTGGAGGTATCGAGTAGTGGTGGTAGGTTTGATCGAATAGCTTTTAAGAACCTTGCAATTTATCCAAGAATCCTCTCCAAAGACGACTGTATCAAAGCATATAACTATTTACAAACCCTAAAATCAAAGTAATATGAAATTCATTATCATACCAAAATAAGTATATGATTCCGTATCTGAAGAAAAGAGACGTGAATTAGGAATAGACAGCCCAAGAGCGAGCGTAGACGGTTCTAAGGTTATTTTACATATAGATCATTATGACCATCTATTCAAGTCTTTAGATATGCAGGCTGATGACGAACCTCAATACCCGTATCCGGTATATGACAGCTCTTCTTCTGAGTTTGAATCTATTCTTTCATCTAAAGAATGGGTGTCCGATGTTAATAACGAACATCTTTGATCTTGTTATGGTTGGAACAATTGTTATATTTGTGGAAAGTTGAATAATTAAAGCGTGTGGTAGCGTTATCTACCATATAATCATCATGTTTCAGATAATAATCGGATGCGTTTTGGCTAATATTCTTACGATAGCAATCATCGGTTTATCCCTGTATTTAGTGTATCGTAAAAACGAAGACCGTTTAAAGGCTTTGGATTCTAAGATTGATCAGAAGGTTGAGGACGTAAAAAACAAGGTTGGCGCGGTGATGGACATCGTAGACCAGATCAAGAAGTTGTTGGATAAAATCAACAAAAAATAAATATAATCGCGAATAATACACAACTTATATAAATCATAAATATTTGTATTATATTGTGTATAATAGTTTCAAACTATTCCGATTATTAGCCTAAGTGTTGAAACAAACACTACGTTATTTGAGAATATATAGTTACCTACGGATGTTTACCCAAGTCTGTAGCTCTAAGGTAAGTGATTAAACAATGGTTGTATTCGAGCTATAGTGTTGCTTACTAAAAACCTTAAATAACATTGGCGATGGGTACTAACAGAGTTTCACTCTGACTTATGTTGAATAAACATTAAAAAAACGTTTGTAGATATGGTGTACGTACAGGATATAAATGGTAAACCTTTGATGCCTACAACAAGGCATGGAAAGGTTAGGCGATTGCTTAAAGACAAAAAGGCAGTCGTTGTAAACCTATGTCCGTTTACCATCAAATTAACGTACGTCACATCTGATTACAAACAAGAAATTGTGTTAGGCGTTGATGCTGGAACTAAACACGTTGGTCTATCAGCAACGACGAAAAGCAAAGAACTTTACAGTAGTGAAGTAATCCTTAGAAATGATATTGTAGATCTTTTGTCTACCAGAAGGGAGCTACGAAGAACAAGACGTAATAGGTTAAGGTATAGAAAATCTCGTTTTGATAATAGAATAAAAAGTAGGCGTCCGGGATGGATAGCACCTTCGGTGCGGTACAAAATAGACGCCCATATTCGTGTTATTGACAATGTATGTTCTATATTACCAATATCTCGTATTGTTATCGAAGTAGCTCAATTTGATACTCAAAAGATTAAGAATCCTAATATATCGGGTAAAGAATATCAGGAAGGTGATCAACTTGGTTTTTGGAACACAAGGGAATATGTCCTTTGTAGAGACGGTCATAAATGTCAGTATTGTAAAGGCAAATCAAAAGATTCTATACTGAATGTTCATCATATTGAGTCTCGAAAAACCGGAGGCGATTCCCCTTCTAATCTTATTACCTTATGTGAAACTTGTCATAAAGAATACCATAAAGGTAATATAGATTTAAAGATCAGAAGAGGCAAGTCGCTTCGCGACGCAGCCGTAATGGGAATCATGAAATGGAGGTTGTATGAGAAACTAAAATCAAAATACGGCTGTGTTTCAATGACTTTTGGTTATGTTACAAAATACAATAGGATTCATAACAACATTGAAAAATCTCATGTTTCTGATGCCTTTGTTATTTCTAAGAATTTTAATGCTATAAGGTTAGGATATTATTATAAAATAAGATTAGTAAGAAGACATAATCGTCAAATTCACAAACAAAAGATTCAAAAAGGAGGAATCAAAAGACTAAATCAATCTCCTTTTGAAGTTTTTGGTTTTCGTTTGTTTGACAGAATTATGTTTGAAAACAGTTATTACTTTATATTCGGAAGACGTAAAATCGGTCGTTTTAATATCCGTGATATTGATGGTAAAAGCCAGAGAGATATTACATACAGTAAATTGAAATTATCAAGGTGTAAACGTTTTATGATACAAAAGGAAATGAATTGATTAATTTAAATGAAAATAAAAAAATGGCAGAAGTAGGTTATAACAGTAAATTCGAAGGTCAGGAGGTTGATTCCAGACTTGAGAATGTGGTGCAGGCCGCTCCTGGGACGGGCTCAGAGTCGGGCAAAGGAGGCCTTATCCCGGCTCCCCCTGCCGGAAGTCAAGACGGTAGCAAGACTCTTCTTAGTAATATGACATGGGGAGATCATGTAACAAAACAGTACATAGATGATGCTGTTTCGGCGGCAGGGTGGAAGAAGCAAATTGTTAGCAAACTTCCTACTGTTGAAGAAGCGAAGGATAATGTCATGTATCTTGTAAAAGACGATGTGGCATCTACAGAAACTAAAAACGTGTATAACGAATATATTTTGGTTACTGAAGAAGGTGGTGGCAAGGTGCTTGAATCGCTTGGTATGGTAAGTACCGGAGTAGATTCGACTTATCTTGATCTATCCATATTTCCCAGTGCTTCTGGAACTCTTGATGAGGATTCGTATGCAAAAGTTATGGATGCTTACAATAACAGGATTACATTAGGTAAGCTTAGTTTTTATTATTTTTCTTTGGATTATTTTTTAGATAATGATAATTCTGAATTAAAAATAATAGCTGTTTTATTTAATAACACCAACTCAAAGGAAGACGTATCTGGATCTTATATAGATATTGAGATGGTAACTTATATTGTTGCCCAAGATAAGACATATAGGACTATAGCTAATACGGCTACGTTGTCTAATGACATGTTATCTTATTTGAAGTTTATGGCTAAGACTCCTAATGTTGTCACAACATTAGCAAGTTTGCCAATAGATGCTCATAATATCATAGCCAACGTAGCTTCCGCTACGAACCTGTCTATGGCCGTATCTGCTGAGGATGTTGGGAGGGAATGGCAGGTGCGGGTCAACAACACTACCGGCACAGACATCACGCAGCCGCTTCCTACCTCTGGCCTGTTCCAGAGCATGTCAGGCGATAGCGTAGTAGTACCTAAAAATAGTTTTATAGAATTAAGTATCTGGTATATTAATGATAAGTTGGTTATCAGAGTAGGTGAACAAGCTTAATAGAAAGGATAGAATATGCTTTATGTAAATAAGAATATAAAAGGTTTTTATTGGGAAGGATATGAGTTGGACTCCTCTTCTTACGAAGTAGGGTATTCTTACCAAGATTTCTTAGATGGTAAATGGGTTCAACTTGACTCCGATCAAGAAAAATTCCATCAAGACAATCCTGATGCGAGTGTGAAAGAAGTTATTGCCATGCAGCTTGACCCGGAACCTCCTGGACCAACTGAAGAGGAGTTGCTTGCCAAGACTAAAGACAGGAAGGTTTCTGAGGCCAGGGAATATGCTTATTCTGATGCTGTCCGCTCTTATAGTTTGGATGGTAAACAGATATGGTATAACAGCAGCATGAGGCAGAAGGTTAAAAACGATATTGATGTAGCAAAAGGGAGCGGGATATACACCGTATCTGTAGCAGATTCAGAATACGAGCTTGATATTGCTAATACGGCAATGAATGAAATGCATGTATATGAATCTGAATGCGATGATCGTACTGCTGCCATAGAAAAGGAAATAGCTTCTAAAATTGACAGGAGTGAAGTTGAATCTATGAAAGTGGATGAAGGATATCCTGAGAAGTTGGTAAGGACAAAGGATCAGATCATAGAAAAAAATAAGATCCTTGAAGCTAACGATCCGGAGAAGGCTACAGCCATGTACATGAGGGCGATGATCAATACGCCGGCTATGTTGGAGAATACTGACCAGAGTCTGGCTCTTAAGATAAAAGGATTGTATCCTATTTGGGATAAGGATGGAGTTTATGGCGACAAAGGTCTTCCTATGGGAACTGCTGTTGTAAAGGGGCAGCGTTTTCGTAGTAAAAACCAGCCTTCAGATTTGGATTGGACTTTGTTTGAAGTAAGGCAAAATCACAATCTACAAGCTGATTGGGTTCCTGGCCAGGGAGGTGGAGCCGAAAGTCTGTATATGGTTGTTCAAGAAAAGCATTCAGGTACCGTAGACGATCCTATTCCTTGGGTATATAATTCTATTTTAGAGAATGGAAAGTATTACATAGACAAAGAAATTAAGTATCTTTGCATAAGAGATTCAGGCATCCCTTTGGCTTACGAGAATCTTTCTGATCTTGTATCAGCAGGATATGTAAGGGTTGTTTAGGTCGTGATTTGTTGTTTATAACCCCAAATAGTATTAAACCAATATAATTCTATTATAAAAGTTTAATACATCTTTTTCAGAGATCGGGTTATTAGCCTAAGCCTTGAAACAAAGGCTACGTTATTTGAGAATAAATAGTTACCAAGGAATGTTTACCCAAGTTTCTTGCTCTAAGGATGGTGATTAAACAGGAGTAGTGTATTTGACGAAACAGTGTTGCCATTATATAAAACCTCTTATAACATTGGCGATGGGTACTAACAGGAGAAATCCTGACTTATCCCTAACGGGATTTACATCTACCAAGGAGACCGAAAGGTCTCCGAGGGGATGTATTAAAACGGATGAATAACTTTAAATATATTTAATAGAATATGGGATATGGATAACCCCTGTATATTTATTTATGCAGGGGTTTTTCTTTAATCCAATACCTACTTATTTTCATATTCGGTAAGGTTCTGATTATCTTTGTGAAAAAGGTTAAGTTATGGAAAGAAAAGATATTATAAAAGAATTGAGTCAGTATTTTAGTATTGTTGAATTAGTTGGTCCTAAAGAGTACGATAGAGACAAAGATCTTTGCTGGAGGTATTTAAGAACTGAATTGCTTCACACGATACTGGTTTTAAGGAAAGACATCTTAAAAACTCCGATGACGGTTAATACCTGGAAGTCGGGTGGAAGGTTTGATGAGCGTGGGTTTAGGAACAATATCTCGGATATAGTAAAATCTAAAACCGTATCAGGGTCGTTGTATATCAGTCCTCATATGCTTGGAGCAGCTATCGATTTCGATGCCAAGGGTATGACGGCAGAAGAGACAAGGAATAAAATAATTCAGTCGCAGGATTTACTTCCTTGTCCCATTAGATTAGAATCAGGTACCAATTGGGTCCATATTGACGTATATGACTCTCTTGGAAGTAGCAAGAAAGTAACTATGTTCTAATATGGCTTATCGTTTTGTAGGAAGGATGAATTTAGAAAGTTTCTGGGCTTTTCTCATTTCCGGATTATCAGCATTGTGGATGAATTTCCAGGAGATTCACCACCTTATATATTCTATATTGTTTATATTAGCTATAAATCTTTTGCTAGCTACTATAAAAAGTATCAAACACTGCTATATCCGAAGAAAGAGAAAGAGGCCTTTTAAGATATTGACATGCATAAGCGAAATGGGAGTTTTGAAAATCCTTCTTGAGTTCGCGGCCTGCTCTTTCGGGCTGTTTACCATATCCGGAATGGATCTTATTATGTCTATGGGAGGGCATAAATCCCCAGAGTTTATAGACATGCTTCTTCAGTGGATTACGATATTCGCCTTAATATTATACGGTGGAATGGCATTCAAACGCCTCGGCGACCTTGCACCTGATTTGATGATAGTAAAAGGTGTTAAGTATTTCTTTAGCAAAGTAAGTTGGTGGCAGAAGGTTCCATTCGGAGAAGAACTTAAAGAAGGTATTAACAACGGTGATATACAAGAGCTTTTAGACGAAGATAAGGAGGGTAAAAGATGTGTTTGCAAAAAATGAGAGCCAGGCATGTGTTAGGAGTTCTTCTACTGTGTTTTATATCTTTCTTGTTTGGTAAAACATGCAAGAAACAAGAAATAATACACGATATAGAAATAGATACTGTAATAGATACCATTATCCAACCTGTTCCTGTTCCTCAGTATATAGTTGACGTAGGGGAGGTAGAAATACCTTTCCCTATGGATGCTATAGTTGAAAAAGATACGATAAAAGACACTGTTTATATCAATATTCCTATACAAAGAAAAACATACAACACAGATGATTATCGGGCTGTTATAAGCGGATACAGACCTAATTTAGACACGATGATCATCTACCACAAAAAAGAAATAATATACGAAAAGAGCCGGCGCTGGGGCATAGGACTGACGGCAGGGTATGGGGTTGGACGCGAGGGCTTCTCCCCCTACTTAGGCGCTGGAATCTATTATCGGATATGGTAATAATCACGTCCTATTTTATTTAATACACAACATTTTAAACTTTTATCACCCCATTTACTTATCTTTGTGGAAAAAGGTAAGTTATGAATTATATCGATATTTTACCACAGATAAGAAATAACATTTTCTATGTCAGGATAGTAATGACCGACTACGATGTGGAAAATCAGATGGTTATTAGAATAGTAGCCAGAAGAAATGACGGTTTGTACAAGACGGAAGTAGTACAGTATCCAAATGAAGGAACTGATTACAACGGAGAAATCATTGTTCCTATGTTTGGTATGGCTAAGTCATTGGTGGCCCAAATAGTAGGAGTCAAGATAAATGGTACCGAGGTACGTGTTAATAGCACTGAAGTAGAGGGAGCTGATATAACAGCCAGATACGATGATTCCCTTACCAGAATGGGATGGGAAGAGAGTATGAACAACATTCATCTTGATTTTGAGGTTATAAGCACCAACAACCCTAAAACGCTTCGTATAGCCGATCAGTCGGAATGGGGGATACTGGCAGACAGACCGGCTATTATAGAGATTGTGCCACCTGAAGATGAAAATAAGTATGTTTATTATCTTGGTAAGAATCAGTTGAATGTATTCAACAGTAAGACTCTTGGCATAAATCCGGGTCGCGGAAATGATTTTGAAAACCTAAAAGATGGTATATACGATATTACCATAAAAGGAAGTCCTTCCTCTTATTCATTTAACAGAAAGTATTTAAAAACAGATCTGATCCGTCTTAACATAGATAAGATATGGGCCAGGTCAACTGTGTTATGTGATCATGAGGATGATGACGTTATTGACAAAATAAAAGAAATAGAGTTTCTGCTGGCTGCGGCTGAAGCTAATATGAGATTAGGGAATTTTGAAAACGTAAAACAATTATACGAAAAAGCATCTAAATTGATTTACGTTCTCAATAATTGTGAAAATTGTGGTTGCAAAATGTAATTAATTAAATATAAATAAGTTATGGGATGTGGATGTGGAAGAAGTAATATTACTTCTGTTAATAGAAATAGGGCTATAAAGCCTCAGTCGAATACGACACCTAAAGCTGATTCTAATGCGGCTTGTATTCAGAAATATGATGAACTTGCTGTGTTGGACAAGAAAATCATAGACCTTCATCGCAAGTTCAGGTTTGTAGGAGGTGTAAGTAAAAGGTATGCTGATATTCAAAAGCTGGTAAGAGGGTGGATTGTTAATTTGAAGAACGAGTGCCCGGATCCGGATGATCTTGCTACTTATTCTGAATACATAAATAAAGAATACGCCAGGTATTTTACCGTGAAATAATATGTCAGCTACCGGAAGTACACAGCAAATTCTTTTCCCTTCATCTTACTTATGTGAGTGTGCTGATCGTTTTATAGCATGTAAGGCTGATCAGTATCTACAATATCATAAGTATAAGGTAGGTATCAAGCCTGATATGGATACGGTTCTTAAAATAGATCGTATGAGAAGAATCGTATGTGAAGGGGAATGCGGGTTGTGCCCGGACGAGATTCAGAAATTTAAAGAAGAACTTAATAAGATCTTGTCATGAAAAAGATGTATTACAACAAGGAATACAGAAAAGCTTTCAAGAAATCTGACTGTCCGGAAGATCTTGGTTCTGAAGAAACGTTTATCGTTCATGAGGCTGAATTTTGTTCGGATATAAGCCAGGATGATGCAGATAGGAAAGCGGAAGAGTTTGCGGATAAAGAAGGTCCGTTGTATGCTAATAAAGTAGGTGGCTGTTGCGAGGTATATTATAACACAAGACAGGAAGGGGATTTCTTTAAAAATGATTGTCCTGATGGTCAAAAACAAGAACAACCCACACATCACGTGGTAGAGGCCGGGCGTGTATGGTCTAAGTTTAGTACCGAAATAGCCAACTACGAAGCTGAGAAGATTCTTGAGCAAGAAGGGCAGGCTGCCGCTAACGAATCTGGAGTATGTAAAACCGTTTATTACAACGAAGATCAACATGGTTGGTTTAGTAAACGTTGTAAGGAAGGATGGAAGGCTCCTGAGAAATACAGGAGGATATACGCCGGTACCGTAACGTCTTTCATTAGCGTTGATGATGCCAATGAAAAGGCTAAGAAGATACTGGAAGAAGAGGGCATGAAATGGGTTAATGAAAATACCAAATGCGAGCCTGTTGTTGATGAATGCAAATTTGATTTTTGAAAATGAGCAACGTAAAATTTAATCCGACAGAAGGTGAGAATGATAAACTGGTGTCGGTGTTTTCTGAAATAAATGAAGGTCTTGATACGACTTTGAATTACACTATTTCCGATGAGGGGAATAAGGCTAAGAAGAGCATCGTCGTTAATCAAGTTGGTAAAAGGGAAAAGTTTTTATCGAAGAAAGGGGAGGAATCTGAGCCTTTTGTTTTGTCTGATGGTAATACTTTCAACGTTCTTAAAGAAGGTGCTTCAGGATCGGCATCCGCTTGGGCTGAGGACCAGCTTCCTCCAGAAGCCACGGAATCAGTTGGCGACAAAAGCCTTCTCCCTTCTTGGGATTTTTACCTTATAGACATGACTCAAAATACCGGAGACAAAGTGCGTCCGGTAGGAAAGCTTCGTAAGAATAATCTCCTTAGATTTGAAAACGGAGATTTTGCTCCTACGGTGGGCATAACCGAGGAAATGAGAGCCGAATGCGATGTGGAACTGTATTTGGATAGCGGTCATAAAAATAAGTATTGTGATGCCGGAGCATTTGACGCTAAGGCTTTTTACGAAGAGTATGGTATTGGTCAAAAACTTTATAATGTATCAGGGTCAGAGGTAAGGATTTTAAGACCTTGGGAGACTACTTCAAAGAATTATAGCATATTCTTAGGATGTAGCAAGAGTCTGTATGTAGCTGATAAAGTAGTTGGTAAAAGCGGGAAAATATGGTCTGGTGTGTACGACGCAGACACGGTTCCTATGCTGGACGGACTTGACCTGCGCCAGACGTGCCCTGTGCTTCCGCCCACAGCCTTATCTCCTGGACCGGTATGTACAGTAGACTCCAAGGCAAGATCTTTCTTTTTCTTGTATGAAGGAGAAACAAATTGTAAATCCGGAGCCGGAGTTGGTAACGCCTGCACGATGTTTTTAAATGGAAGAACTTATCCGAGATGCAATGATGTAAATCAAATCAATATAACTAAGTATTCGAGGGCTAATAACGTAGATCCTGAATCTTCTTATCCTTTTTCTGAAGGTGGTTTTTTGACCTTGAATGCCTATATCATATACCTTGAAATGCTGTACGGTACTAAATACTTGGTTAATCCAGATACTTTTGGGGGTGGGATATCGAGCAACAATGGAATAGGTAATGATGTTAATTACCATAAATACGGAGGATTGAAATACCGTAAAAAAGGAGAAGATACATGGATGTATGCCACATGGAACAACAGTTCTTCTATTATCCATTATGAACCTACTAAAAAAACTCACTTCTCTTACCTCATAAATTCAGAGTATCCTAAAGAACAGTGCATGGAAAGCCAGATGGCGGCTTCTTTTGCATTTGAAACAGGCGTAGAAGAAGGATCAGAGTTTGATTTTTATGGAGGAAAATACTGGTATAAGAACGTCCAGGGAGCCAAGAGTATGGCTGAAGGTCATATGAATGTTATTGTATTTAAGGAAATGACCGGCACTATATCAGCCTTAAACGAAAATGACGAACCGGCAGAATTTGATTTGGAAGTTATTTTAAGGATGTCTTTGTACGATGGCATGAATTTGTCTGGAGACGTCTTTAGGTATTGCGGAGGAGGATACGAACAGGTAGGAACGCTTTTAAATGATCCTAATGTTACTCGTATAGGTAATACTATTGATATCTATATAGAGCCAGATCAAAAGAAATGGGGATATGAAAAACAGACTACAATCCAAGAAGGTAAGGTTTTTGATTTTGAATCTAAATATAAAAAGGTGGCAACTACCCAGAATTTAGGAGATAGTTTTGCTTTACACCGTATCCCTTATACCGGATGGAAGGATAAAAAAGGGGGAAGTATCGGAACAGGAGAATGTCTTTATACATGGGACAATTGCTACTGGGCTTCAGCTATCGGTTCCAAGACCAGAGTGGCTGCTCGTTTCGGCGGTACTGCGCCCCATGGCAATTGCTCGCCTCGTACTCTGCATGCGTTTTACGCCGCTTCTATTACGCTTCGCATCTCTTGCGGCCTTGCCCAGTTGTTATTAGACGTCAGTCAACCGCAGGTTTGATGGGTGCAACCCATTGATGGCGCAGCCATCATAAGCGCAGCGCTAAGGCGCAGCCTTATATACTATATCACGGCGCAGCCGTATCTTGTTAATATAATATTTTATAGCTACAAAACAAAAATTTAAAATATTTAATACAAATTGTTTTGTAGCTATAAAATATTATACATGCATTTGCAATGTCATTAGACAACAGAGGTAGTTAACATTATAAACAATAAAAATCTATTCAATGAAATCCGTTAGTCTGCTAACAAGTCTTACATTGGGATCTGACCTCTGAAATAGCAAATAACGGTTGAGAAAAAGGTTAAAAAGAATTGGCTGCTCGTTTCGGCGGTAATGCGAACAATGGCAATTGCTCGCCTCGTAATCTGAATGCGAATAACGCCGCTTCTAATACGAATCGCAACAATTGCGGCCTTGCCCTGTGTGGGCTAAAAAATTGGGTATATTCTTTTTAATCTTTCCCAGGAGTGGAGAATCAATAAAAGACAAGCGTATGAGGTTATATGATAAAAATATGATAGAGATGCGCGACGGTCGTAAGCCCGTCATTAGCCCACAACTGAAATCAGTTTCAAACTATATAGATATAAGTTTGGATGATGTTAGAGAAGCTTGTGAAGCTGCATTTAAAAATCATTCCAGAAAGAAGGATGTTATTAAGTTCAATTCTGATTTTGATGGTAATTCGTTAAAATTGTATGAATGGTATTTAGATGGAGCTTATGTTAGCAAAATCAAATATCGCAAACTTGTAAAAGAAAACAAGAATGGTAAGGTTCGTGAAATAAACAGCCCGGATCTTACCACCAGAATTTATCAGCATCTTGTTTTAGTAAAGTTAGGTCCTTTGTATTATGAGAAAGATAATATGAATGGTCTTAATTGTAAGCCTGGATTTGGCATAACAGCATCGTCTAAATCAAGGTCTCTTATTAAAAAGATGAAGCATGTTTATTATGATAGACTTGATTTGAAGTATTGCCTGGTCATAGATCAACGTAAATGCTATAACCATGTAAAAGACAAAGTATTTAGAAAAGTACTTAAGAACTTTATTTCAAACAAAAAGTTTATAGATTTTGTAATAGACGTAAGTTTCGTATCTGGAGAGTTACCTATAGGAACTCCTACAAGCCCTTTCATTCATCATCTCCTTATGAAAGATTTTGATGATCTTGCAAAAAGAATAGCTCCTTTTTCATTGAGATATGCCGACGATAATTTCCTTGCTTTCTATACTAAGGAGGATGCTAATACTGCCAAATGGAGGATTAAGAATTATTGGTGGTATGAGCTTAAGATAAGATCTAAAAGGCATACTTGTATTATAACAGACATGGATAGACCTCTTGATTTTTGCGGGTATGTTTTCCACCGTAATAACAAAGGCGTATCTGAACACAATAAAGGTTATGTGACAATAAGGAAGAGGGTAGCCAAAGACGCGAAGAAGTGTATTACAAATGAAAGCTGGTCTTCTTACTTCGGTCTTTTAAAACACTGTGACAGTTATTCATTAATGTCAAAAATAGAAAATATCATGAAATTACGAGATTTAACAAGCACGATTCGTATTGATAAGAAAATGGATGCGGACAGCATCGATGTCAAGAACCTTGAAGGTATTGTATTTGATATCGTGAACTACGAAATACGAAGCAATAACAAGAATGAGCCAAACTGGATAAAGTGCTTGATAGGTATTCCTGAAACCAATAAAGAAGGGATTCCTACTGGCAGGAAACTCGCAAGGGAATTTCATGGTAATTATCAAGGTATAGTAAATTTTATTTCAAAATGCGAACTTACTTATGGCAAAGACGCTATTCTCCCTATTACCGATGTAGAGATAGAAAACAGATGCGGATACGTTTTTAAAGGCAGCACTAACCGCTTGGAATACATTGATTGACTTCTTATTGTGATGGTGTGAATGAAAATTGTTATCTTGCACCAAAAAAAAGAAAGTCATGAATTGTAACACTTGTAAAGATGACAGACCTGATATTCTGAGATCTAATATCTGTATCGGGTCTGATCCGTGTAATGACTGTACGGACAATTGCGAAATTCTTCCAAAAGAATGCGATTGCCCGTATGGTCATTTAAGCGATCATTGCATTCATTATACAGGATGCAAGACATTCATATCCAAATTAACTCCAGGTATGCCTTATAATGAGGTTATGCATAATATGGAACTGGTTTTCGAAAACATAGATAAGTTTTTGGATAGGATGGTTGAAGAAAATACGCTTCTAAAACAAAGGGTTGAACAACTTGAAAAACAGTTACAAAATGGAAAAGAGTGCACAAATTGGTAAGGACTTAAGTGGCAAACACGTATATGTTCCACATGTGGACGAGACGCCGGTGCCATGCCCGGACGGATACACCTGCACGAACTGCGTGTACTGCGCTGACGACATCAACGCTGGCTACTTCAGTCTGGCTCAGAGATCTGATCTTACGGCTTTAATCAATGCAATGATATGCCGTATGGAATATCAAGATAGGGAAATAGAATTTTTAAAACAAAAAATAAATATTTTGAGTAACAATGGCAATAACAGGTAACGGTTGTTTTGGCAGTCATGGTGGGTGCGAACGCCCGCATCATTGCAATATTCCTTCTTCTAACATATTCTATGATGGAGAAACTATAGAAGAAGCTGGTTTGTATCATGGTATGCCTTTAGACGGGGCTTTGGCTAATTTAGCTAAATACGTTTCAAGGGCTATTAACGTAAGTGGATCTGTTAATACAGAAGTGTTTGACGGTACTTCTCATGTGGTTCTAAAGAAAGATCCGGCAGAGATTTTGCTTGTGTCTTATTGCGGAGGTGTCGTGCCTTCTGATATGTATAAAGTCCAGGGCCGTACTGTTAGGTTCTGCCGGGATATGTGTCAACAGGATGAATTTGCTGAAGTGAGGGTCGTGTACCGAGAAGAGGCAAATAGTTCTTATGGGTTCCATTGTTAATTTAGGAGGATGAGAAATGGCAGAAAAATGCAAAGGATTTATATGTGGGGGTAATCTCGTTGATGGCTCTGTGCCTTCTGATAAGTTAGATAAAGAAACCATTATCGAGCTTATTAAAGAGATTCTGAAAGAGGAAATGCACGAATCTTGGCTTAAGGAAATAATAGAAACCATACTTAAGGAATCCATTGATTCGGATTGGCTTCGTGAGTTCTTTAAAGAGGTTCTTAAAAAATATGCTAAAGAGGAATGGTTTAAGGACATTATCTGCGGCTTAGGATGTGTAGGTGTACAAGAGATATTCGACGTTATTCCTACTGACATAACATTTGAAGCTACAGGAGGTACGGCTACGGTTCAGGTGGTTGTCGATGATGGAGTTGAATGGGAGTTGACACTTTAAATTAGGGAGGATAATTATGTCGAGAGAGAAAATATATAAGATGGATGATGGTTCTTGGCTTACCTCGGACAAGAAGGAAGGTGTCGGTCGTGATAAAATGAATTTCGATGCTCCATCTTGGAAAGGAAGGGAAGATAGGATCACTATCCGAATTGTGAAAAAATCCGATACTGAAAGTATGAAAGCTATTACTTTCAGGCAAAAAGGCATTAAGATCACAGAAGTCTCGGTTAGCAGGCTGGAGTTCCCTATATCTGGTGGAGATAAGCAGATCCTTATTACTACCAACGCCGCTTCGATCAATGCCCTTATTACGGGTGAGAAAGATATAAAGGGTGTCATAAAAGCATTTACTACCGCTTCCGGTCTTAATATTGACGTCAATGATATTAGGCTTGATTATGGTTTCCCTGGTGATCCGGGTCTTGAAGACACGTTCCAGGTTTCGATGATTGTTTCCATGCCTGGCAATGAGGATGGGAATGAAGTTAATGAGAACATAACTATAAATGGTGTACTGATTCCTATTTATCAGCCTGGAAAGGTCGTTCCTTACATTAAATTGGATAAGGAATTTGAACAAATTGAGGGTGATGAAACAAGCACGCAGTTAAGTATAGAAAGTAATATAAAAGATTATGTTATTGAAATAGTTGAATGCGAGTCTGTGGATAAGGAGGAGATTCACCTGGACAAGGATGTTGTTGATCTTGATTCAGATGGATCACCGGAGGTAATCAACGTAAGTACAAATCCTGAAAATTTAAGATGGAGGATTAGGAATGAAAGTAGATAATTGTTGGGCGAACATAGATAAGAAAGAAGGCGGTCTTAACAGTAAGGTTAATATTTACTTTGATGAAAATGATACTGGTGCCAACAGAAGTGTCAAGATAAGGGTGTCTTCCAGGGACGGTAGCGTATCTGAAGAATGTACGTTAGTTCATAAAAAAAAAGAACAGGTAGTTTATAGAAATAAAAGACAGTCAGCTCTTTTCACAAAAGAAGGATGTAATTCTGAGACAGAGAAAGGGGAAGAGCTTGAGTACGTTGTTGAGGCCGGAAAATACACATCTATCATATCTCAGTCTGATGCTGATGACAAGGCTATGAAAGACATTGAACAAAATGGTCAGAACTGGGTTAATGAGCATGGTCGTTGTATAACCATATTATGGTACAATGTCAAGAAATCAAAGTCGTTTAGAAAGAACGATTGCGATCCTGATACCGAAGAAGGAAGTTTGGTTACGATGACAATCGAAGCCGGGCAATTTTCTTCTACCATAAGCCAAGAAGATGCTGACCGTAAGGCTGAAGCTGAGTTGAACGCCAAAGGTCAAGACTATGCTAATTCTCATGGTACTTGCAATACCATAAAATGGTACAACGACAGGAAATCCAAAATGTTCCAAAAGACAGATTGTGAGGTAACTGAAGTTGGATCTATGGTAGAGTATGTTGTAGAAGCCGGCCGCTTCTCTTCTTCTGTTTCTAAGGAGGATGCTAATCAGAAGGCTTTGGATGCCTTGGAAGCTGAAGGTCCAGGTTATGCTAATGAGCATGGTACATGTGAAACAAATTTATGGTATAACGTAGAGAAGTCAAAAGTATTTTATAAAAATGACTGTGAAGATGGATTTATCGGAGCGCCTTACACTTACACAGTAGAAGCCGGTAAATACACATCAGACGTAAGTCAAGAAGATGCTGATAAGAAAGCTCTTGATGATATAGAGAAAAACGGTCAGGATCAGGCAAACCTGAATGGAGAATGCGTTACTGATCCAAACTATTTCGTTGGAAAGGCTTCGGCTCGTGTTCAGAAAAATGATTGCGATGCCGAATCTCAGACCGGAAGCTTCGTTGATTTGACTGAAAAGGATCTTGCCGGATATCCAGATGCTTTTGTGTCAAGGGAAAGCCAGGAGGCGGCTAATGCGCTGGCTGAGGCCGCTATGGAAGAACAGAAACAAGATCTTGCTAATAAGAAAGGTACTTGCATAGATAAAAACCAATTTGTTGGTGTATATAGCAAGGTATTCACAAAAGACAATTGTGAAGGAGAAGGCGTAGGTTCGCAGGTAACGGTAGACCAAGACGATGTAACTGGTGGTCCTTTTACTTCATACGAAAGCCAGGAGGCGGCTAACGCGCTCGCTCAGGCTGCCGTCGAGCAGCAGGGCCAGGCCATAGCCAACCGGGACGGCCATTGTACGTGGACTGGTAAATACAGTGAGGAATTTACCAAAAACGATTGCAATGAAGGCCAGGTGGGGTCTAAGATTACCGTAACCGAACAAGATGTTGTTGGTGCTCCTTTCACATCTACCGTAAGTCAAGCTGATGCTAATAACAAGGCTCAGGCTGCTGTTAAAGAGCAAGGTCAGGCTATTGCCAACAATAAAGGTAATTGTGAAGATATGACTGTATATACCGGTCATTACAGCAAGAGATTCGTTCCCGAATGCGAGGCTTGTCATAAAGGTGTAGAGATGGAGGTTACGGCTGAGATGGTAAATGGAAGCCCTGTTACATCAACAGAAAGCCAGGATGCAGCAGACGCAGAAGCTCGTAGGATTGTAGAAGAAGGCGGTCAGGCTTATGTTAATAAGAACGGAACTTGTACACCATTAAGCACCGATCCTGTATGGGAGGACGTAGAACCGGAAGAACTTAGATGTAATGAAGGTAAGTCTCAGAAAAAGCAACGTGATACCAACGAATGTTCTGAAACTCACAATCAAGAACGTTGGGTAGATGGCGGGAATAAGGTTTGTAGCTGGACCGGTCATTATACAGAAACGTTCCAGAAAAACGATTGTGAGATACCGGATTCAGGAACGGAAGTAGAAGTAAGTGAAGCTGATGTTGAAGGCAATCCTTTTATTTCTTTCGTAAGTCAAGAAGATGCTGATAATAAGGCCAAGGAAGCTGTTAAGGCTCAAGGACAGAATATTGCCAACCAAAAAGGCAAATGTAGGTTCGTAGGCGTATATAGCAAGGAATTTACGAAAGACAATTGCGGATCATGTCAGCATGGCGTTCCGATGAGCGTAACACAAGACATGGTAGGTGGACCGTTCTATTCCAATGAAAGTCAGGAAGAGGCAAATAGGTTGGCTCAGGAAGCCGTAGAAGCCCAGGGTCAGGCTTACGCTAACAAGAACGGAACATGTGAAACGGACAACACCGATCCTGTATGGGAAGATTCGGAACCGCTCGAAACCAAATGTGAAGGTGGTAAATCTTATAAAAAACAGGTTAATACCAACGAATGTTATGGTGGAGAAAACGAACGATGGGTAGAAGGCGGAGATAAAGTATGTACCTGGACCGGAACATATAGCAAGGAATTTACAAAACAGTGTGCTGACGGCGGTGTCGGATCTAAGGTTACCATAGATCAGGATGATGTAACCGGCGGTCCTTTTACGTCTACCGTAAGTCAGGAAGACGCAAATAGCAAGGCTCAGGCTGCCGTCGAACAGCAGGGTCAGGCTCTTGCTGACGCGCAGGGAACTTGTACCTGGACCGGTAAGGCAAGTAAGGTCTTCACCAGAAACAATTGCGGAAGCTGCCAGCATGGTTCGTCTGTTACCGTAACCCAAGATCAAGTAGGTGGTCCATTTACATCCAATATCAGTCAAGCTGATGCTAATAAGAAGGCTCAAGATGCTGTAAATTCCCAAGGTCAGGCAGTAGCTAACAAAAACGGTGATTGCGTAGCTGATAGCACAACTCCTTCTTGGTCGGATACCGGAAGCACCCGTTGCGACGGTTGCACGTCTCAGAAACAACAACGTGACACCAATCCATGTTCTTCTTCTTACAACAACACAAGGTGGGTTAATGGAGGTGGAGAATCTTGTACAGACTGGTCTTATTACGGAACAGGAGACTGCGTAGGTCATACTCAGTACAATGCTTATCGTGATAGTTGCTCTGGTAGCGTAGATCGTCAATATTCTGTAAATTGTAGGAATTGTTGTAATTGTGGATCTTACGGTTCTTGGCAAGAAGCTGGATGTGGAAGCAATAGCAACAGCAATAAGGTAAAATACGTTCGTTACGATGATTGTGGAAATCAAGATGTAAAATACGAGCTTGAAGTTGGAAAATGTGGATATGCTCCATACGAATTTCAGTTCCATGATGGAAGAACGAGCAAGTCGAGGTCTGTAACTGGAGAATCTCAGGATATTGAAGAAGTTATCATAAGTACCAAAAGCGGTTCATACATAGGTTTTTCTGTTAAGTCAAAACCTGATTGGTGTTCTGTTGATTACAGAGATCAGACATCTGAAAGTATGAAGGCTGTGGTGACGTTATCTGCCAATACAACATCTTCTTCCAGATCTGGTGACATTGTTTTTGTTCAAAATGAATCTGGAAAGACAATTACTCTTAGTATTTCGCAGGCAAGACAAATGTTGTATAAGTTCACATTCGATGATAATACTACTTCAGATAAATCTTTATCTGTTCAAGCTGCATCTAATGATGCTCAATATACAATCAAAAGCACATTGAATGGTTCTTATCATGGTTTTGCCACTACGTCTAAACCTTCTTGGATTACGACTGAGTATAAAAATCAGGCTTCTGATAGTATGATTTGTGTTCTTAAGATAACTGCCAACACAAGTACATCTTCTTCTCGTACTGGATCCGTTGTGCTTACTCAAAATGACAGTGGTAAAACATTGAAAATAAATGTTACACAAGCTGCTGCTGAGGTCAAGCTTGTACCCGCTCATATCACATTGAAAAACGGTTCTTGGGCTACTTATAAGAAGAATAATGTTTCTTATAACCCTGGTGCCGGCAAGTGTATTGCTGGATTCGAGTGGACTGGAGATGAAAATGGAAATATACGAATTTATACTTGCGACATCAAGGTTGTAGATTCTAGTTACCGTGAGATACCTGGAGCTACTATAAGCATTGGAACTACAACCCGGAGAAAACAGCCTGGAAGCTCTTGTTCGTATTTCGGAGCTGTAGCGGGAGGTATATTGGCAGGATATGTTCATGTTGGAGATGAGAATAAGGATACTACATGGTATATACGAACTATAAACGTATCCTATGATGGCAAATTGTATAAGAGTGCTACTGTTAGACGATTTGAAAAAACAGATATTTCCAAGAATGGTGGTATATTTAATGTCTATAATGAGTCACCTGCTTCTTACAACTTTATCGTAGATGGAGCTGAGTGCGGTGATGAGAGAGGAACTTTAAAATACTCTTATTCTCAGATGAATCTTAATCCAGTATAATTAACAAGGGAGGGGATTTAGTTCTCTCCCTTGAATGTTTTTTGGATTATATTATTTTGTTTTAAGTATTGTCCATTAGAATAAAAATGATTAATATTGCATATCATTCAATTTTAAAATTTTAGTATCATGGCTTGTAAAAAGAAAGCTCGTCAGGGTGGTGAAGTCGATAAGAAAGACAAACCTAAAATGCGCCAAGGCGGTAGTGTTGGAGGCAAGATGAAAAGAAAGAAGACGAGCACTAAAAAGTGATTGAAAACCAGGGGAAGGTGCTGATCGCCTTCCCCATTTTAGTAACATAACAACAACATATTATGAGCAACAATTTTATTAGTAAAGGGCAAAGGAATGTCTGTGTGACGTTTGTGAAGTATTATCCTGTGTTGATGCAGGTTATTATGTTAGCCAGCATTTTTGATGAGTTTTATCCTTTTAGTATCACTAATTGGCTGTATCCGATATTAGGTCATTCTCTATCATGGGACCTATTTCATATCTGTGTAGAATGGGTTACGGTTAATATTGAGATGCCTATTGAACACAATATCGTAGTGTGGTCTGTTATGGCTGTTACTCTTTTGATAATCATTGCCTCTATTGTTTTAAGATTTAAAACAGGATGTTTTGAAAATGAAAGAAATTCTGACAGAGACGCTGCGTAAAAGCGGTGCGGCGGTATGCGATAAGATAAAGGAGATGTTTTTAAGCGGGGAATGCGATCATCTCACAGCCAACGATCTTGAGACATGGACGCAGCTTGCTAATCCGGCTAAGTACTATACCGGAGAAGAGGCTGTTTCTTATCTTAATGTAACTTCTAAAAGATTTTATGAATATCGGAAGGCGAAGTTAGTTCCTGATCCGGTTAAGATAAAGGGATTCCCTAAACCTTTATATACGAAAGTTATGTTGGATGATGCTATAAAAACCATATCCGGCATGAGCGAAAGAGAGATTTATATGAGGATCTTGAATGCTAAATCAAGAGAATCCAGAGCAAAAGAAAGGAGGGGAGTATGATTACAAATGGTGAATTTGTATCAAGAGTCATAAATGGCATTCATGCCCTTGATAAAGACTCCCATGTTAGCCGGAGATGGATATTGAATATCGGTAGAACCAAAGCCGAATCTTATACAGCCCAGAGGTGGGATGATGGGACGTTACTTGGCGACCACCGGCTCCTAACTTACGTTACTTGCCTGGAGATGATTGAAGTTGATAAAATAGTTTGCTGCGATGCCGAATTTGCGTTATGTAATACACTTATGCGTTCAAAGTATAAACTTCCAGGACTTCTTTATTCTGCTCTTAGACCGGCTATTACTAAGGTGACTAACGTAGATAACACTATATTTTTTAAGTTCGCTGAAATAAAGTCGTATCGTAATGAACAAAAAAGACCGTATGCTAAATACGTTAAAGAACGGCGTCCTTTTTATTATGTAGAAAACGACTATATTTATATACCGGATTTCCATATAGAGCTTATTAACGTAGAGTTCTTTACAACAAGAAGAAAGAAGGCGCTGGAGTTAATGGCCTGCGATCCTACACCTAAAGGGTGCGAGTCTGAATGGGAATACGAATTTATCTGTCCTATCAAGCTAATTGAGTATGTGGTAGCAGAGACGATAAAGGAAGTAGCGTTCAGGCTACAGATTCCTGTCGATGAAAATCCGAATCTTGATTCCAATCAGAAAAGTCAAATTGTTCAATAACAAAATATTATTTATCTTTATTTGGGTCTTAGTTGTGAAACCAAGACCCATTTTTATATAACTTAGTGACATGAAAAGAACATCAATACAATCACCGTATTTTGCAGCTTACTACCATCGTCTTATGAAGAGAAAGAATGGTTTTAAGAAAGGCATGATAAGAGACAGAGGGGAGGTTTTAAGACTGTTGTCTATTATATGGAAAACCGTATCAGAACATTATGTGGAAGCTGATGCCGGTGTTTACGTAGACAACGTAGGATACTTATGCCATGTACTTATACCGGGGCAGCGCTTTGCCGTCAGACGGGACCTGGACATCGTGAGCAGGCTCGGAACCAACGGCTACCTCTACAACCACCTGGCTATGGATTTCGCAGACTCTAAAAGATATTACCATTTTGTAATACAAGATAGCTTGAAAAAGAAGTTAAGGGTTAAAATGAATAAAGGACGAAGATACCGATTTATGTACAATGAAATACTTGCTAAAAGAAGAGTGTTTAAAGATTTCCAGATTAAGAGAGTTTTCGAAGATCGAGAACTCAATCATAGGAACATGTAAAAAAAAATATAGCGATTACCCTTTATTGATATAGGTTAATCGCTATATTTGCATATCCGTCTACCTTCTCAGGCTGGCGGATATAAAAAGTAAAATTCCTATTATGGGAACAAATGTAAGCAATTTTCAAAACAATGCGAAGAACAGTAACATTATTTTGACGTCAGAATCCAACGAAATGGAATTTAGCAAAGAGGTTAAAACCGTATCATCTTTCAAAAATTCAGATTTTGGAGAGCTAAAAATTATTATCATTGACGAAGAACCGTATTTTATAGGATCTCCTATAGCTTCATTTTTAGGGTACACTAATCCAAGAAAAGCGATAAGGGATCATGTAGATGAAGATGATAGGCTAATAATGAAAGTGCCTGATACTCAAGGGTGGAACGAAACGTTCCGTCCCTACACTCCAAACACTAAAATACTGATAATCAATGAGTCTGGATTGTATAGCCTAATTTTTGGATCAAAGATGGATTTTGCTAAAAAATTCAAGAAATGGGTAACATCTGAAGTTCTTCCCTCTATAAGAAAAACCGGCTCCTATTCTATAACACCGAAAGACTATCCGTCTGCATTGAGAGCATTAGCTGACGAGATTGATGCCAAAAATAGAGCCATAGCCGAGAGAGCACAAGCAGAGGCGGAGAGACAGCAGGCGATAAAGACCATAGAAGAGCAGCGCCCTGATGTGGAGTTTGCAGAGTCGTTCAAGAAAGTTGACCATGAAAATATGTGGTTGATTCGTGACATTGCGAAGAAGCTTGAACAAAATGGTATTATCATCGCCGAAAAGAATCTTCGTTTGTTTCTTGAGGAAGTCAAGTTCATGTTCAGAAATGGGCAGGGTAGATGGGAGTTATACAGTGATATTGTCAAAAATAAGTTTGGTGTTTATCGATCTTACTTTGTGGATAAGTACTCCGGTGAAAGGATCAATCAGCAAACAATATACATGACTGGTGCCGGATATGAAGTTACGCTCAATGGTATAAAAGGGAAATGTAGAAGCACGTTTCTAAAGTACGGTAAATTCGAAGACTCTAACTTTTGAATCTTCAAAATAGGACATTAACTATATTATCAATATCTTTGTGGAGGTCAGGTTCGTTTCCTGTCCTCCATTTTTTTTAAAAGTAATGACGATAGAAGATTATATCATAGAGTTAAAATCGTCTTTAAGATCATTCGACAAGCGTGATCTGATAGATGAAGTATCCATCTACAAATGGGTAGAAATCGCCCTGAAGAAGTTTGGAGGCGATATTACTATGCGTAAAGAGGCGGTAGTGGACGTCAAGCGAGGACAGGCTCGTATGCCGGGAGATTACTTTGATCTTATTCTGGCATTTAAATGCGATTTCAAGGGATATGAGGTGCCAGAAGGTGATAGGGTGATACCAGAGCTTCAAAATACAATAGCGTGGAAAGAACGTACCGAAAGAAGTTATAGGTGGTGTTCTTGTGATGAATGTTGTAAAGACGAATGCGAGAAGGTGATAGTTGAAAAATTTTATATCAACACCCACGATCGCGATCATGAAGTTCGTTGCTATTATGACCGGCCTGTGATGTTAGGTCTTGCTAAGCCTATGCTTCGTGATTCTTGTTTAAGTAAATGCCGGAATAAGGTAGTAAAGGATAGTCCGTATGAGATAAATATCGTAAACGGATTCCTGTATGCTAATTTTGATGGTCCTATTTACATGCAGTACCGGTCTCTTCCTTTTGACGGGGAATCTAACATAATTATACCAGACACGCCGCAGGGTCTGGTCCTGGATTATGTCGATAATTTTGTGAAGATGAGATTCTTTGAGGAACTGATGTATAATGCCGAAGCTCAGGGTGCAGCCGACTTATTTAAGTTATATGCACAGCAAGATTTGGTTAAGCTGAAAAATGCTAAGACCGAACTTAAGATGATGGGTATGACATTGAAAGGCATGTACGAACCTCTTAGACGGCGCCGTGCTGAGTTTGAGATATATACTAAGGCGTATCCTGTAATTGACAATATACTTAAATTGGTATGACAGAAGTAGTTCTATTTATATACTTGCTTGGTGTTATTGTGTCTATAATTGTTTGGTCAATCAGACAATTCAAAGGAGAGGCGAGTTTGATAGAAACAATGTACTGCCCGATAGTATTTTTGTTGAGTTGGATATATGTATTTGAAATATTTAAAATGAGATAAAATGTTAGAAGTTCAAGCAAGCGAAATAGTAACCGCCGACAAAATGAGAGGCGTAGGACCGGCAAATATCATCTTCACAGCCGGACCGAATCCGGTGGCCGAAGATCGCCGTGGTGTAGCTAAGGTAACGGCTGGTGGAGAGAGTAAGAACGTTACAATCACACAAGCTGCCGGCGAGCAGGTCGTTGTAATTCCTGAGTTCGATTATCTTGTTCTTAGGTACGGATGGGAATCGGAAGATGGTTCCGATTTTGATACTGCAACCGGTTTTACCAACACAGGCATATCAAATGTGGATAATAAATACGTTGGATGGAGTAAGCAGTGGGCTACTACCCAACAACAGGTAGGTGATTACCTTATTTATGGTGGTGATAACATGCAGTCAGGACTCGAAGGGGCACTTATTAAGATGAAGACCTTGCTATCAGCGCCGGGCATGGACGAGTCGGAACCTAATATCAATGCCGATATCTATGGTAATTGGTATGGGAATAGAGGGCGAGGAAATGTCGTTGTGTCTTTTACAGCCTACCTTGGAGGAGAGATGGTTAAACAAGGATTTAACTTCATTAACGAAGGCGGTGAAGAAGTTTACTCCGACAGCATCACTACCAACGTTTCGGCTCATGGTGAAACCAATTACCAAAATATAAAAGGTCTGTACACTAAGATGGGTACGATGGTTTATAATAAGGAAAAGCGTGATTGTGTTATTGTTATAGGTTAAGGTGATGGAAGGTCCTTGGGATAAATACAATAGGATTAAGGAGGTGTTTTACCGGGATTTTGTTTATGATTCCAGCTACACAGAGCAGGCCTCGTGCATTCCACTGTCGTCGGTGAAGGACGGGGCAGGCTGGGTGGGAGACGGTACCATCAACCTGGCTTATTATCTTCAGTTCCTTTATACGGAAATGATTCTTGGTAACAAGACAGAAGATGATGTTCGTAATGCCATACTGGTGCTTACCCGTCTTGCTGATACTACTTATGATCTTTTTTTTAATAGCAATAAAGGTATTTATTTCAAATTCGAAAAAGGATTTTTCTTAAGAGACGATATCCATAGCGAAGATGCTAACAAGTTTGGTCTTTCCAAAATAAGTTCCGGGTACACTAATGGTATAGAGTTGAAAGACGAAGATCCATGTTTCTCCCCATTCACTTCACAAGATCAGATCTGGAATCTGGCTCCGATATTAGCTTTCTTGTCAGAAAAAGGATTTGAAGAAGCCGGGCAAGTAGGATACGATATTTTTGAGTACGTTATTAGAAACAGACACAAGATATACAATCCTTATTACAGCGCCTTGCTTCATCATTGGACATTCCTTCCTGATATGGATACCGATAAGGTCAAGCCGTGGGATAGGGTTAGCAACCGGAATAAGAATCTTAAATACAAAGTTAAGGTTAAGAGAGGGGCTAACAATTGGTACTTCTCTGGAGGGTTCAGATGGGCTTTTAAGAAGTTTGGAGGCGAGTGCAGTACATTCTGGCATTGCCTATGGTATAAGCCATTTATATTCTTAGCAGATAGAGTATATCATCCATACGTATGTAAATGGTTTGGTATTAAGGTTAAAAACAATTCTTATTATTGTCTTGGATCTACAAATGAAAAATCATGGTACGGTCCTAAGTTTAGAAAGAGGCTGGTTAATAAGTTTAACAAGTCTTTGGAAGGGGGAGAGCTATTTATGCCTCACCTGGTTTTTCTTCATGGGTGTGAAGACGTTGATAGAAGCAGCTTAGAGTCCTACCTTAAGGAATGGGAATGGGATGGAGTTAATTCTCCTATTGAGTTTTTGACTTTGTACAATTGGTATAAAATATTTTTTGGAAATGAAAATATATTATAAATCAAAAATAGCTAAGTTATTTACGTTCATTGACGGCTACAAAACAATTATGTTATTTGGAGCCGTATTTACCGAACGTGATGCTATATCACTGAAGGCCGAATATCATGAAGAGTCGCATTGTAATCAGTATCATACAATGTTTTGTTTTGGTATGTTCGTGTCTTTGCTTACAATAGGATTGTGTCTCTTATTCGGTAATGTAGGATGGTGGATGCTGTGGTTGTCTCTTATTCCGATATTTTTATACTATTCATGGTATTTAATTGAGTACCTGATTAGGTTGTGCATATATCGCGATCATGATAAGGCATATCATAATATCGTATTTGAAAGAGAAGCCTTCGACTTAGAAAAGTATTGGAATCGGCATGATGTTTTGAGGAAGGAGTCGGAAGGGTTTAGTTTCCTCGGTTATTATAGGAAGGAGTATCATTATGAGTAGGAGAAGATATTTTGAAGAACGAAGATCTGGTAATGGAGCTATTTATCATTGTGTGGAAACAGAAATCGAGCCTGGAGATAGGATCAGGTTATTTAATTTAATGAATAAAATCAAATCCGATACAATTAGCCAGGATAAGATAAATAGCGTATTGAATCAACTTAGAGAAGGAACGGCCTTTAATATTCATACTCATAGTTCAGTTTCTTTTTCGTTTTCAAGCACCTCTACCGGTTACGAACCAATGGCAATATGGATTAGATTTGACCCGTATCCTGCAAGTGAACAACAGGGTATTATATACAAGTTTCAGATAAATGACCAGAGGTACGTTTTTATGTTTTCTAATAGATACGATGGAATGAGAGATCTTATTAATAATGCAGATGAAGATGTTGATTGTATTACTTCTGCAAAAGAGAAGGGTAGTATGTATCGCAATGATTCTTTTTATATATATGTGTAAATTATGAGGAGAAGATTCGAATTTAACAATAATTATTTAACAGGTGATTTTCATAAAGCTATGGCGTAAGGTTTTGTTATTCCAGTAGCTTCTGTTGTGTGAGTTAGTTCTTCTTTTGCTATCTTTGTGACAAACAGTTATAAAATGGCAGCAGAAGATAACAGAAACATAGCGGTTCCTCAAACAGGTATGAACCGAGATCTGCATCCGTCGAGTCTTACGGATCAGCATTATACGTTTGCCTTGAATGCCAACATCGAATCCGAGGATGGTAATGTTGGGATGAGATCTAATGAGCACAGTAATCTTAAATGCATTGATTTCGATGGATTTAAGGTTATTGGTTACAAGAATGATCTTACTTCGGGCAATATCTATTTTTTTATAACAAATCCTGAAACAGGCGTATCTAAGATAACTTATTTCAAGCCTGAATCCGATACAAGTATCTTATCCGACTCCGATATAGAATCTATGGTAGAAGGATCGGAGTCGTTGTGTTCTGGCATGAAAACTTTGCTGGAAGACAACGAGCAAGATCCGTGCCTCAATTTCTCTATCTATCATCCTATAAAAACCATAGAAATAAAGACAGAGAAGTGTGGTAAGTGTATTTACTGGACTGACGATTATAATCCCCCCAGGTATGTTATTGTAGACAAGGCTCTGACTCCTGATGATGAAGGTGATATATGGTATCATTATCATGGGTATAAGATATGCGATAAAGAATACGATAGGGACAAATTCATGCAGGAGAATGGTTGTTTTCTGGCATGTGATAAACTTAGGGTGTTTCCGCTACTGGACCAGCCATGCGTAGAGCCGGTACAGATAGAGTACGGGGGCAGCCTACGTGCGGGCGTGTATCAGTTTGCTGTGGCCTTGTGCGATGAATTTGGTAACGAGAAAACTAACTATACTTCATTAACTAACCCTGTTCATGTATTTGATGAGCAATATATCAGGATAAATGATGGTAAATGGGGAGAAAGAACTAATCTTGGTATAAGACTTAAGGTGTCTAATCTGGATAGGCAAGTCAGCCATTACAAGGTGGCTGTTATTCAGAATACTGTAGGATACAATGGCGAAACACAACCTGTAGTGGATTATTTTATAGAAGGTATTCATCCTATTACAGAGAAGACCATATACTATTATTCTGATCTTAATAATAAGAGGACAACATTTGAACATATTTCTTTAAAAAGAGCCATATATAATACATCAAGAGGAATAGTGTCAGTCGGAAACCGTCTTCTTCAATATGGTCTTACGGCAGAAAAAGAATGGAATTTACAGCCTGTAGTTTCTCTTATGGGGCATTTTCTAAAATGGCAGGCGTCGGTAGCTCACGAAGACCTGTATAAGGATGGTAATGCTTGCTCGTTGTATGTGGGATACATGAGGAATGAAGTATATCCTTTTTCTATCTCGTTTAAGACATCCACAGGATATAAAACTCCAGCATTCGTTCTTGTTCCCCCACCTTATGATAAGGCGAGAGAGGAAATGAACAAAGACAGTATCCCATACCAGTCTATAAACGCATATGCTCCGGATTGCTCAGGTGTTGATAGGAAATATGTATGGCAGTATAGCAATACGGCAGGAGATGGGGTATTGATTGACGACGATGCGGTTGTTATAGATGAAGAACAGAAAGAGTGTAACAACCCGGCTACCGTAGGTCAAACTGTTATAGTGGAAAGCAATTTTGCTACTTTTAAAGGGAAATCAAGATTTATTATCGATTATGATGATATTGTAGGAACCCCTATAAATTATTTGTCTGAAAATATAGGTCTTGTAGCTTGTAATAATAAGGAGAATGGAAACAATGAAAGACAGATATGTGATATAGCTACCAAATACAGAGAAGACGGAACACAGGATTATATGGAGCCAATTGATCATATTAGGTTACCAGAAATGGAAGGAGACTGCGAAGTCCCTCATCGTCAAGAATCTATATTGTCAGCTCCAGTTCCTTTAATAACTGGTATTGTAGAGGATTATATATATAAAGAATTAGAAGACATGGAGCACGTGTCTACCGACTATTTATATACAACCGGAGGTGAGAACCAGAATAAGTATTCTGTTCTATTCAATTACGATACAATGGATTCTTTGTCTGAATGGATGGATGAAGCATTTTTTGGTGACGACGCAGGTAAGATATCCGGCGATGGCGAACGGCATCTTTGTTCTGAGTTCTATCCGTATTTACAACCAGGGAGTATATTAAAAACAGTGTCAGATGCAATATATATTCTTGATACAATGCCTTGTACATGTGGTTGTTATATTGAAAATTATTGTTCGGACCCTACTGTTTCAAGGTCTGATTATAATAACTTTCAAAATAACAATTACATCCTTGGAGGATATATTTTACATATAGATGGGTGGAGTGAAAAGATAAATGGAAAAGGCAATTGGAGGGCTGGTAGGTCAACGAGTACGGTAATAAATGATCAATACCGATCAAAGAACGGACCGAAATATTGCATTGAACAGTTCTGGCCTGATGCTTCCAAGAAGCTCCAGGATATGATATACAAAAATGCGGACACTGGCATACCTGAAACGGACTGGGAATTTGAGGGGTATGTAAATAATGCAACATTCGAAAATCCTACTGGAGATAAACTTAATATAGGATTTGCTTCTGAATTTGTAGTACGCAAGTTCGTGAGGAATGTAATGACTAATGCCAGGTTTATTAGAATCAATAGGCCGGAGGAATGGGATATAGAAGGATATAAGGAAGAAAATAAGGTCCTTTATCTTGAAGCCCTTGGGAAGATAGATGGTATAATGGATGCTGTTTCTACCAATTACGTTCGTGTTTCTTTTTGGAAGGATATAGAGACATGGAATCCACTTGGAACAATACCAGTAGATTTCGATAGGCCGGAACATGCTTCAGGACATTCGGTTATTATCAATATAGCAAGACCCGCATGGGGAACTATAGATGATAAATTCTTTAAAGAAACGATAAAACAAGATTATTTTTATGTAACAATAGAATCTCCGGTTGTAGCTGTTCCTTGGATAATGACATTCAGACAAATACAATTTTGTGAATATAAGAATAAGGATACTCCAGACGAGGAGGAGGAACCAAGCAAGAAACCGTCTCGTGCTATTTTAGGCGTTTCTTTTGCTACAGGTAAAACTATATATCCGTATATTTTTGGTGTAAGAGAAAAGGAGGTAAATAAGATTGATTTGTCTGTGGATTCTATAACACTTAGATCAACTGTCTTATTTGCATCAAAATGTCAGACATGTGGAGATAGGCCCATCAATTGCAAGCCTCGTCCTTATAAATACGGTGATTTTGCATATTGGGAATCATCTGAGAAATATCCTGCTAATTTTGAACTTTATGATAGTAGTAGGATGAAAATAGACACAGGCAGATCTTATGATGATCCAAAAAAAACAGAAGCTTATTCTAATATTATGAATAAGTTAACAGAATATTATGGTGCTCCTTTGTCAGACAAAAATGGATTATCTTATTTCAAGGGTCATTCTTATGGAGGAGTAGATACTTCTACCGTATTTTGCCAACAACCTATACGTCATTACCGGTTCCCAGATAACAAGCATATACCTTTTATGAACAGTGATGAACGTGGATATGACATAGCTTCTGAAATATATCCGGTAGGTATTATGGTGGATGAGAACACCATACAAGTGTTTTTGGATTTTGCGGTAGATTCTGGTTTGATTACGCAACAACAAAGAGATACGATCGTAGGATATGAACTGTATCGTGGAGATAGGAGGCTAAATAGGTCGGTTGTGGCTTCAGGATTAGCCTATGATATGCTTAGATACATAGGAGACGATGGTAATGTAAATATCTATCCTAATTACCCATATAACGACCTATCACAAGATCAATATAATTATACGTCTGGCAAAAGAGACGAGTTTATATCCCATCCTTTCGACAAAGGAGGAAACGTGTGGTATTCATTTTGTTCGCCTGATATTTATTTTAACAAGCCAGAACTTCCAAATGAAGTATGTATAGACGGGTTTCAAAGAGGAATGTCTGTGGGCAGTTTCGTACCTGTAGAAGATCATCCAAAATGGACTATCTTAGGTCCTGCCGCATACACGATGGCTGCGTCGCTTGCCGCAGTTGAATCAAGTGCTACAATAGCAGCTATGATAGCAGAAGAGCTTCAGATAAGGGCGCAGTCTGGATACATAGGAGGGTCGGCCGGTCTTACCGGAGGAGGATTCCTGACTAATTTAAGTGTGGCCATGCTGTTTTCTTCAATGGTGTCAACCATCAGTCAGACTCTTGCTAAAGGCCCGATATTGTATGGTAAGTACCGTTATGATTGGCTTAATACGTTTATAAACAATGGACCAAGACGTAATCATGCATGGTATTATACTTCTGTGGGATTATATAATTCAATGATAGGCATAACAGATCAGGATAAGTATGAACGAAATTTTGCCCGTGGTTTATCTTCTGTTAAGTACATTAAGTCTGGCGTATATCCGATGATGGATGCCAGTATGTCTTCTAAATGGGGAACCGGTAGAAATGATAATGAGGGACGTTTCTTATTCGTTAATAATATAGATCGTGAATCTTCGTTATTTTTATCATTTGGTGATCCAGGTGAAAAAGGAGATGGTAAATCGAAATATTTATTGGAATATCCGAACTATGTTTACAATTACGACAGTAGCCGCATAGATGATTCGGTTATTGCTGGAAGTGATGTTGTAGCAGGAAGAACATTCGAGCAATCCAAAACAGTATCGTACATCTGTTCTCCGTATATGAGACTTATGCGATATAGGCCGGATCAATATGGACAGATAGAAGATATAAAATGGATTTCCATAGGCGGATGTGGCTTTTTCACTAATGAAAAGAAACTGATATTCGGTGGCGATACGGTGATAACCAGATTTTCATTAAAGAGAAAATTTCCTGTTTTTTATAATAGCGCTTTTGGTATTGGAGACATGATACCATTCCCATACATGGATTACAGAAATGTAGGGTATCCAAGATATTTTGTTAATTATGATACTGGAGAAGACGCTCTTGAGACAATAGATAACGAACGTTTCAATAGCTGGACATCATCTAATAAAGGAAGATACGCTTTTTATCCAAACAGGAAGAGCTTATACGAATTAAATGGTGACACATCCGGCAAGTACGTTAATGGAAGATTTTATACATGGTTCTATGGCATTCCTCAGTTCCTTGTAGAGTCTGAAATAAATTGTAATTTCAGATTAGAGGGCCCTCAGCCTCATGAACTATTCTATCCAAAAGTAGGAGATTTTGTTTGGTGGACACAAGAAAAGAACGTATCTATCCATAGGGATAATGATTACAAGATAAGTCCTATCTATTCGTCGAGGATGACACTAACACCAAATGTATTGCCGGCAACGTACGAACGACGTTTTTATGACTGTGCTTACCAACGTCCTAATGGTGTTATATGGAGTAGGGCTGATGTATCTGAAAACAGTCAAACAGATCCGTGGCTGACGTACAAGCCTATGGATTATCATGAGTTTCCTACAAGCAACGGCAAGCTTATTCACATGAAGCGTATTGAATCCGATCAGATTCTTGTTAGGTTCGAGGATCAGGTTTCACTCCATAACGCCATAGACGTAATCAAGGAGCGTACCTCCCCAGGGCAGGTCGAGATGGGCACCGGCGGTCTGTTCGCGTCCCGGCCTCTGGAGTACAACACGACCGACCTTGGTTATTCTGGAACCCAGAGCACTGAAATAATTAGTTCAGAGTTTGGTCATTTCTGGGTAGATACTAAAAGAGCACAGGTGTTTATGACCGATCCTAATGGACGTAATCTTAAGGAACTTAGTGTAGGTATCAGACATTGGCTTAAGCGTCATCTTCCGTTTAAGATTCTTAGATACGGAATAACTAATATCTTAACCGGTACAGAGATGACAGAAGAAGATACAGACAATAAATTTATCGGTCTTGGTCTGTCTCTTGGATGGGATAATAGGTATAAGAGAGTACTTATCACGAAAAAAGATTATATACCTGTTAAGAACCCGGCATATTATAAATATGATGGTGGAAGGTTCTTATACAATGAAACAGAGGTGCTGTCAAACGATAAGGAAATATCTTTAAAAGACGAACAGTATTTTAAAGACGTGTCGTTCACTATCGGATATTCGTGTCTGAAGCAAGAATGGATTTCTTATTATTCGTTCTGTCCTGACTATTATATAGAACAGCAACAATATTTCCAGACAGGAATAAACTTCCCAGCATCAGACGAAGAAGGCGGCTTATGGAGTCATTTGCTGACGAATAAGAGCTTCCAGACATTTTACGGAACAACATATCCGTTTATATTAGAAGTGCCGATAAAAGAGAAATATAATGGCTCTACGCTGGCTTCTGTAGAATACGAGCTTGATGCAAGGAAATACGTCGATGATGTGAATTACACTCTTGACAGGAAAGTAGGTTTAGATACGATAACTATCTACAACGACACAAACAACTCAGGTGAAATTAATCTTGTTCCAGAAGAAAAGAATAATTTAGCGCAACGTATATCGTATCCGAAGATTGTAGGCGACCATACCGAGGTCCTGGATACTGAGGTATATAGAAGACATAAGTTAAATGACTTCTTCAATAGGGTTGACGACGACCGATCTGAAACACCTATCTGGATCAAGGACGATAACGATATAAATAAGTCGGTTAATTCTGATGCTCTTAATTTCAGACGGTCATGGCTGGATAGGTTGCGTGGAAGTTGGATGCTGATGAGGATAAAGAAAGTAATTAGCAACCGGAAAATTATATTCCAGTGGTTGATTTCTGAAGATAAGATTAAGAATAGATAATATCGTATTACCCTCTACTTTTCAATAAGTAGAGGGTAATTTTTTATTCTACACATATAAATCCGTATTTTTTTATTATATGACAAATATCATTATTATCCATTCTGAACCATTCTCCACCTACTCTTACCGAATCATATTCTTTATGTATTAATAATTCTACATTTTTATTGCATACTCCTATTATAGATAAATTAGGATTCCCGATAGATAGCGTTTTAAGTCTTTCAATAGGGTTACGGCTTTTCCCTATTTTAAATAAACCACTCGAACTATCTTTAATTATATAGGTATTAATATCACCACTGGAATTTTTATCATGCGTGACTGGGGCTGGTTTGTTACATACTGTAAGGAGTGATGCGTTTTTACCGAACAATATGGATATTACATCTATAGCATCTTCGTATATAACGGATAAAGATTGCAGCATGATATACAAATCAACTTGTCTCATCATGTTATCATTTATAAACGTTAATACTCCAAATCCACTATCAATGAAAATAATACTTACATTTTCTCCGTACACTTTATTGAATAGGTTATATACTTTTTCATTGTCATTTTCTTCAAATTCTATTATTTTAAAATTTTTACTATTAAACGGAGAGTCGTCTTCATTTAATAGTAAATCAACAATATATCTATCCATGTATTTATTTTTTTATGTTATACGCAAATATACAATACAATACTTCCTATTATATTGTCTGTGTGTTAATTTATTCAAATTAATCTATTTTAAATCATTTTAATTTGTAAATCATATTTGAATGTCTATATTTGCATCGTAATCAAGAGAGATTATAATACAAAAACAGTGGTGATGGAAGGTGATACTTCGGTTTGTGCCACAGGTTCGAGTCCTGTATTTTTCATGTAAGAAAAATTAGATCAGTTGGTAGATCAAAACCTCCTTTAAAACACCTTCCAAGTTATCCCTGTTTTAATAAAATATACAGATGGTGAGGAGTACGGTTACTTCGAATGAGGCCGATATATCATTTTAATTCTCCGTCTCCGCTTTTCCTCTGTTTGAAAGACATAAGAAACTAATGAGTGGTGATGGGGTTAGTTACTTCGAATTTAGCTCAGATGGTAGAGCAATATCCTTTTAAGATATGTGTCAATGGTTCAAATCCATTATTTGATTGTTTACACTAACTTCAGGTTTTCCCTCATTGAGTATTCATTTTGATATATTTTTTTTTTCAAGCAGTGGTAGTAATATCACTGCTTTTTTTTGTATAACACTTTAAAGAAAACAACAACAAATGGGAAAGTTTAACAAAAAGGATGAAGGTGTTAAACCTACGATCGTGAATCACATGGGAGAGAAGGCGTATAAGCCTAACGCAGAAGAAGAGTTGGTATCTACGGTAATGACTACCATGTTGTCTGATTCTTATTATGAGAAAGAAAAAGACAAGGTGAACAGGATTAAGGACCTTATGGATCAAGTAGATCCATATTTCGCAGCACAAACAGCATTGTATGTCAGGAAAGAAGGAAAGCTTAGGTCGGTAACGCATCTTATGGCTTCTGTCATTGCCAGCAAAGCATCGGGTAAGGAATGGGCTTCAAGGTTCTATAACAAGATCATTATGCGTCCTGATGATATGAGTGAAATTCTTGGCTGCTATGCGGCTCTTAACGACAAAAATCCAAAGAAGTTAAGAGGTATATCCAGTGCTATTAAGAAAGGATTTAAGACGGCTTTGGAAGGTCTTGATCCGTATCGGATTGACAAGTACAAGATGGACAGTAGGGTTATTACGATGATTGATCTTGTGAATTTATTTCACCCCAAAAGCAATCAGGTTAATAAAACAGCTTTCCAGTATCTTATAGAAGGTCGATCTTTGTCTGGATTATACGAAAGCAAGATTCTTGAAAAAGAGATGTCTAAGGCCGGTCAGGATAAGAAAGACAATAAGGAAAAGAAAGAAGCTTTAGGTGACGCTATTCGGGACGTGGTTTCTAATGTAAAAGGTATGCCTATTTTTAATATGGTTCGTAATCTTGTAAACATAATCAAATACGCACCTGATCAAATAGATGAAGTTTGTAGGCAGCTTACAATAGAAGAGAAGGTGCTTAATTCGAAGATGCTTCCTTTCCGTTTTGCTTCAGCTTTCAAAGAGGTTGAAAATATAGGCACTGATGGTTCCGATAATGATATTGTATTTGAGTCGGATAAAAAACGTGCTAAATTAACAGCGCGTAACAAATATAAGATTTTAGATGCGTTGGAGAAAGCCATAACCATCTCCTGCAAGAACCTGCCGGTATTGGAGGGGCGGTCGGCTATCCTGATTGACCACTCTGGCTCTGTACGTGGAGATATGGGAGGATCTTCTGAGGTGTCTGCCTTTAGCGAAACAAGTACGGCTGTCATTGGCAACTTGTTTGGCTGTATGATTGCTTCTGTGCTTCCTGACGTATTTATTGGTATGTTTGGTGACAAACTTATCAATTACGAATATGATAGAAGTAAAGGTGTTTTATGGAATAACAAAAAATCTTTTACTGCCGGAGGAGAATGCGGTGGTGCCACTGAAAACGGTCTTTTTGCATTCTTGGATAAGTGCGTTAAAGATAAGATCAAAGTAGATAACTTGTACGTTATTTCAGATATGCAGATAGGAGACGGTGAATCTGTTGTATGGGAGAAAAGTTCCAGTTATAGATATGGCAAATTCGCCGAACTTTTTAAAGGGTTCAAGAAAGTGAATCCAAATTGCAAAATCGTTTCTATTTCTATTCAAGGATATGGAAGTGAGATGTTTTACAGAGGATCTAATATCTTGAACATAGCTGGCTGGTCAGAATCTATCTTCGATGTTATTAACAGCAAGTTCTGCGGATATAAGAATATGATTGATGAAATTAAGAAGATTAAGATTTAAATCTTACATTCGTACTGTTTTCATAAGAAGAGATTTATCATAACAAGCCGGAGAATGAATGGTGGCATTCTTCGGCTATTTTGTTTACATTTGTTGAAAAAAAAGAATGAAAGAAAAAGAATTTGATTTTGTGATATATCCACTAAAGTTGATTATCACCATAGGGTTAGATTACAAAACATTGTGTGATCGTTTTGAGAATGCAGAATTGGATCATGAAGGAGAATGGGGAGATGAAGGCGATTTAGATTCAGAAGTCTCTTTTATGAATCTTGTTCGTGATAAGGGGGATGATAGAGCTTTTAAGTTATTATGGAATTTTCAAAGTGAGAATGATATGACTATACAAAACATATGTCATGAATCATTTCATGCAGCTATGTCGGTATGCCAACATTGTAATATGTCTCTTGGCTTTAAGGTGGGAGAAGATGAACACGCAGCTTACATAGCCGGATTTGTTGGTAATTGCGCAGATGAAATGTTTGGATTCTTAGAGGAAGAAAAAGATGGCAAAGAAGAGTAAGTCAGATTGGAAACCTTCAGAAAATATTCTTAAATATTTGAAGTCGTGGGAAAAATTTAGGTCAAAACCGTATGACGATGGTGAAGGAAATATTACTGTCGGATACGGATTTAACTTGCCTCACCTTCTTAAAAAATACAAGAAGGGTATAACGGAAGAGCAAGCAGACAAAGAATTTGCAGGCGTAGTAAATACGTTCGTTCCTGAGTTTAGGAAACTTACTCCAAACTTTGATAATCTAAACAATAATCAGCGTGATGCTCTTTTTAGCTTGTATTACAATGCCGGTGCTGATACTTATATGAAAAGTCCTATGCTATTCAAATATCTTAAAGAAGGAGATTTTGATAAGGCGGTTAAGGAAATAAATCATGACGAATGGAAAGACGACATGGATGGCCAGAAGAAGCGCCGGGCCTTCGAGCGCCGGGTGTTCTCTACGCCGACAGACCAGCCTTGGACGGTGGATGACGACAGTAACTACGTCCTGATTGAAAACAAGCCAGTAGAAGACAAATCTGTAGAAGAAGGTACTGATGGTCCAAAATACGAAGACGCTCGCCATGTGGAAGCTAAATATGATTATACAGGTTATGTGGGTAGAGGATATGACGGAAATAAGGTCAGGGTATCTGATTCGAATATGAAATCAGTTGGTATATCCAATAACGCTGATCCTGATAAGTGGTATGAATCCGTTAATCCAATATTAGACACTGATCCTATTAGTTTAATTGCCGATTTTATTCCTACTATGAAACGTATGTTGGATCCTAATAGAGAGCGATCGGGGGAAGATACAGCCACGGATTTTGAAGAAAAAATGTGGAAAGCTTACACGGATGGAGATATAAGTAGATTGCCGGCAAGCAAGTATCGTTTTGATGACGATGATGATGACGCTCAGTATGTAGGATTGCCTCAAGAACAAGCTATTTTGATACAATCTTTATTAGATAAAGAGTATATGAACAACATGCTTGACGAGGCATATAAGGATGCTGATAAAAAAAGTAAACGAAAAATAATAGATTATAAGAAGGTCCTTGATAAACTAAATAAAAATATATTTGAAAATCCAGGAAAATGGATTTTAGTAAATGAAGGTGTAAGTCCATTTAGAGAAGAAGTATATGGTGACAATTTTGAAAAAGTAAACGAAGCTTCCGGATTAGGTGCGTTGAAGAATTTCAGTGTAAGATGGGATCCTGATGCTGGTATGTTGGATGTTAAGGATGATTATGATTTTAGTCGAAAGAAAATAGCGGAAGACATCATACCTGAAAGGGATGTCCCTCTTAGAATAAGGGAACGTATCAAATACGATCCTAAGAAAGGTAGTGTGCTTCGAAATAATGACAAGGCTTTACCTAAAAGGTTTGTAAGGAAATACGGAGAAGGTGGAGAAACTAAACATTGGTGGATTGATCCAAACAAGAGAGATGAGATTGTAAAAAGACAAGATGACAATGGGGAGTGGCAAGAAAAGAGGAGGATATTACTTGAACAAGCTCATTCAGATCTTGAAAAAGGTGAAATTGATGAGGACGAATTTAGAAGAATAGCCGGATTTTCAAATAGTGAAATAGGAAATTTGATAATATCCAAAGATGGAAACGGGGAAGAAATAGGCGCTATCATAAATAATCTTTTAAATTCCATAGATATAGATAAGGTAAAAGGGGGAATTGATGATGCTAAAAAGGGGAAGGAGAACAAGAGCAAGGAGGACGCTTACCCTTATAAGTTAATGGCAGAATCTTTGCTTACTCTTGCAGATGTTGCTTCTTCCACACCTGGAATGCTTAGGTTGTATAATAAAATGGGATTAGATTTAATGCCAATTCTTAAGACAATAGCAGAAAGTAGCAAGATACAAACCATAGCAGGATTGTCCAATATAGGTATTGATGGAAGTCAGATTGCCTTAGATCCAGAAGGTGATAATGCCTTTAATTATGCCGGCATACTTGGTGGAGCGGCAGAAGCAATAGGAGGAACGAATGTGGTAAGGAATATGTCTTTTATGGGAAGATATGGAAACAAAGTGGATGATATACTTGATATTGCAAATCCTGTTATATCAACGTTGGGTATAGTAGATGATGTAAGTAAGATGGAGGAAGGCGGCGTGATTGGAAAACAGCGTGAAGCATATGATTACTTTACTAATAAGCGAGGTATGTCCAAGATACAAGCGCTTGCCATCATAGGTAATCTTATGGCTGAATCCGGTCTTAAAGATGACATATACGGAGACAACAGAACATCATACGGCATACAGCAATGGCATAATGAGCGCATGGATAAATTGTTCAAGCATGCTAAAAAGAAAGGTCATTCTACACCAACATTCAAAGACCAACTTGAGTTCTTGGCTGACGAATACGAAGGAAAGACCGGATATTCTAATTTCTTATACACAAGAAAAGGAAAAGAAGGACCAGGGTATTACAACTACAGCCGGCAGGACTTTATGAACGCCGATAACCTTAAAGATGCTGTAGTAGCTTGGAACCAAGGAGCAGGACGTCCTCATAAGAGTGTTATAAGAAATGATGACCGTTATAACTATGCTATGGAAGTTGCTAAAAATCTTGGTTTGGATATTGAAGAAAATTCCGTATCTTCGTATGGTCAAATGGGATTCGGAGATGATGGTGAAATAGCAGCATCAGTAACACTTCCAGAGGTAGAAGTGGCAGCCGCCCTCCCTAACCCGGAAGCTCCGTCCCAGGAGAGACAGTCCGAGGAAGAGAGATTCCGTACATGGACTGAAACGTATGGTAAGGACATCATAAATCATTTACTGACGTTAGACGGGAAAAAGGATGGTGATGACAGTGATTACAGCATGATGTATAGACAGCATGAAAAAGAAAGCGAAGAGGATAAGAAAATGGCTTTGATTAATGCCGTGCTTCCCAATATACAGCTTCGCATTAAAGGCGTCACCGAAAATTAGAACAAGACTGTATTTCTTTTACATTAATAAATTCAAGCCGGATTTGAGACTCGTTACACGGATACCGAAGGTTGAAGAACGATATCAAGATAATCCGGTTTTTTTGTGCGATTTCGTGAAGGATGGAACTATCATCGCCTTGGTTTAACAGAACAGACCTACGTACTTCCACTGTCCTGACGGGCATGGGCGCTCGTCTCGCCTACCAGCCTGCCTAATTCTCCACTGGCTATCTAATATAATTATTAACGTCACTCCATCACCTATCTCCCTTCAGTCGATAGGTTCAGTCGTTTTTAAATATTATAAGTTCTTTCGCATCGTTCCCTTCGGTCACGATACTCAATCCTTTAACACAATTAGGCAAACAATACAATAGACGGAAAAAGTAATTTGTCAATCCGTTCACTCACTTAACTCCCTTCGGTCGTTAAGTTCATTCACTGTAAACAATTATATGAATAAATGGTAAAGTATATAAAATAATATAAATAATATAATGAGTAAGATCATTGAAAATGGTCTTAATATTAAGGAAAACGGAGACTATTCATAGGCGTAGTTTTAATTCAAGATTTGTTGTCCCACCCCTGACGGTCAGGCGGTTACGTTCAGAGTCGTTTTCCCGTCTCTTATCCAAACCGTCATAAAACAAAAAACCTTGTATCCTATTTCTCTCAAACCGGATACAAGGCAGTGCATTTTCTTCTTTTTATATAAAATCATATATTTGCACTAAACAACAAAAACAATATGGAGACAAAAATAACTGAAATAATGAATCCTCACAAGTTACACGACAAGCTCTTCAAGAAAGAGCAGGTCTCTCCGATAGAAGTTATATACAATAGCTTCAGCAACTTAGGGTACAATGTAGTACGCCGTCCAGCCGGTCAGTGTTTAGGCAATTTGAGATATTTTAATCTATTTTATGACAAACATACTCATCATTTCTATCAGAAAAACAGGAAGTTGAGATATTGTAGTAATTTTCTCATATCTGATTACTGGAAAGATAGAGTGCGATGTTTCATAGTTTGGAACTTTGGATTTGGAAGATTCTTTCCGTACAATGACTTTATTGAGGCTATGGTTTATGATTATCTTCGATATGGGAGAAAGTCAGTTCCTTATCTTAAAAGCGTGCAAGAGGCTGAAGAAAAGTGTGTAAGGTTCTATATCCGGTCTCAGATAGATATGCTTCGTAAGGAAGGATATGCCGCTTATAGGGCTAAGTTCAAGGAAGAACGTCCTCAGTATTTCATCGGAGACGATAGGACGGTGTTTAGATGCCTTGACAGCTCTTTAAAAAGAGAAGAGAAGATTGCTGCATGCGTAGCCCACAAAAGGGCCTTAAAAGAAGGGATAATGACTTCCTTCATTAATCACCTTAAGAAACATCCTACCACTTTATATTCGTGGTTTTCATCAGAGGTAGATAGCGAAGGAAAGAATAGGCTCTGTCTATCTGAAAAGGCTGTTTCGTATTTGAATAAGAGACTGGTTCGCAATGGGTTAAAGTCTCTTTCTGCATCATATCTTTTTAGAACGTTTAGAAAAATGGTGAAGATCTTGTTCGGTTCCAATGTCAGGTCGTTTTTGAATAGCTGTCTGATGTCTGTTTCAACAGAAGAGGTTTTAACCAAATCTATGAAGAAAATAGTTTCCAAGACAGTGCTGTTTTTGTACAAGAGAGCGCTTAAGAACTATCGCCTGGCATGCGGTCTTAAGTACGACCCTGATTCGGGTGGTTTGTCTGCCGTACATGATTGATTTTTAAACGTATCCCATAACGTTGGATTTTCTCGTTCGTTTCTCTTATCTTTGTGAAAAAAGATAGTATGAGATTACGAATCATAAAAAATCGTCCGATATTCGCTCCTGGCGGTAGTGTTCAGGATAAGAGACAGGATATTAATGTATCCTCTACTCAGCCTATTCTTGATTATGGAACGCCTGTTAATAAATGGGGTGAATCTGATATTCAGAATATATATATGCCTTCTGATGTGACTTTAGAAACAGAGGAGGGGGAGATAAATCCATTTAGTAGTATGCCTACATCCGATCCGTTTTTTGAAAATCATGATGCAGGATATGCAGGATATCTCGCTGATAATAGGGGTATGGTTAAAAACGTAGAGAAATCAGTCGTTGATAATGCAATGAATGTAGGTGGTGTTGATTCTGATTCCTCTAAAGAAAAACGTTCCCAAGATGGGAATCCTCTGGATCCTATGACTGCTCCTTATTATTCTCCTGATCTTGGAGGTCGAGCTCAAATGTTCGGTACAAGTCTTGGTAGGATAAGAGCCGGTAATAAGGTCGGTGCTAATGTGGCTCAAGCTGCCTTGTCTGGTGTTAGTTTAGGATTAGGTCTTACCCGTAATATCATGGGAGCTTCATCTGCTGCGTATGCAGCCAGCAGAGACGAGCAGGCAGCGAGGGAAAAACTTGCCAAGGAGCGTCGTCAGCAATTCATCAAGTGGGAACGTGAAGGTGGTGGCGTGAATTTAGGTAACGGTCAGAAGATAGATACGTCTGATATGACCGGCGAATATATTTATCCTCTTCCCAAGTCTATGGAAGATGCTGCGAATGTAGAGATAGAGAAAGGCGAGTACGTGCTGACTCCTGACTCCGTAGGGCCTATGGAAGCCAAAGGAAACAGACATGAAAATGGTGGCACTCCGGTTGATTTGCCAGAGGCTTATATTGTTTCCGATTATCGTAAGATAGATGATGAGTTTGCCTCTTACGTTAGAGAAAATTATGGTATTAAGGCAACGTCAAAAGATACGTATGCTACACTCCTTGATCGATATAAGAAGAAGATTGGTTTGTCTGATAAGTACGAAGATCAGGAGCGTGTATATAAGAGATTAGAGAAAAATGAAGATGTAAAAGACAAAAACACATCTAATCTTAATGCTTCTATTCTTTCCAAGTACGTCAATGAAAACCAGAAAGAGATAGACGAGCTTGAAGCACAATTTCGTTCTTTCGCTGAAATCGTTTATGGCAAACAGGAAGAATCTAAGCGTAACGAGAAGATGGATGCTTTTTTCAGGGATGGCGGGGTTGTTGATCTGAATCAGGTAAAGAAACAAGCTAAGGCTTTTAATATTGCAGAATCAGATGCTAAGAACTGGATATATGACGAGTATGTTAAGCAAACCAGAAAAATGGCTGAAGGTGGACCTACTCAGAAGGAGCTGGAGGAACTTAGAAAGAATGCTATCGGCTACAATAAGCTTATCAATCAGTTATTTGGACGAACTCTTAATATGACTGTATCTGATGTTAGTGGTCGTGAGCAGATTCTTAATCCTGATTCCAGTGTCAATGCCAACCAGAATCTCCAACATAGAAGCAATTTAGGATACGGCAGGGTAAATGATAAGGCGGTATCTAATTTGCTCGACATAAACCGATGGGCTAACAAGTACAATACGGATGGTGATTTTGATACAGAAGGTTTCCAGAAAGGATACAACAGGCAATTAAATGCATTGTGGGCGTTAGCTGATGTAGGCGCTATTACGAATGCTGATGCAGCCAAGAAATTCAGAGATGAATACGGATTCTGGGGCCAGGACGCCGGAAGCTACGGAGGGAATCAGGCTTATAATTCATTTGCCGTAGATGATAAGTTTGGTCAGACAACAGCTACTCGTTCTTATTATGGGTTGGACGTTGTTTCGGCAGAGCAAAAAAGATTGTTAAACGAAAAAGGGATAAAGAATTATGTTGACTTATTTGGTGATAAATCTGATGCCGCTAAGAAGATTCTGGGCTCCGATTATAATAAGTTTGTTGCTTTAAGAGATAGTGGGTTAATGCCGGAAATAGACTTCGTTCTTGAGTCTGTTAAACCAGAAATGAAGCCTATTGAGGCCGGTCCCATAGCACCAGGCCTTACACCGCCTAAGATTGGATCTCCTGGAGGGATAGAGGTAAAACCGAAAGCAAGTACGCCTACGACTGCAACCGACACCGATACAGAGGAGGTGGTTGAAGACAACGGACCTAAAGGACAGGACAGACCGGCGGCGTTCGGTCCTATCTTCCCGGAGATGCTGAGAACGCTCGATACAGGCTTGGAGATAGAGGGATTGGAAAGGCATCAGGCTCCGAGAATAGATCCGGTTCTGCAATCTGCTGATCAGTATATCAACGAGCTCAACCGCGCGACATCGGCTCAGTTGGACGCAGTAGGTGACGTGCCCGACTCCCAGCGCTCTGCTATTCTGGCTAATATGAACGCCATAGCCGGAAGCAATATAGCCAAGTACGTTAATGAAGTAAATTTCAATAACGCAAGGCAAATAAACGAAGCTGATAGATTCAATGAAATGGCTTATGTTCAGACAGACGATAAGAACATAGTGGAAAGGCAACGTTATGAATCTGGGTTATTGAAGGCTATGGCTATAAGGGATGAAAATCTTGCTCGTTATTATGATAGCATAAACAGCGAAATACAGAATAAGTTCAATGTTCGTACATCGTTGAATACCATAGCTTCCATAGCTCCGAATATGAGAATGCTTCCAAGTGGCCAAATTATTTACGTTCAAGGTAATCAGGATGTGATGAATATGGGTGATTATTCTACACCTTACTTGAGAAGTTTAAATGAAGAAGATGATGAAACTAAAAGAAGAAGGAGGACCAAATAGTGGCTTCACAGTATAGTATTTTAAGGCAATATGCCCCGTATGTTAGTCCTTACAACATAGATCTTGTTAAGGACGTCATGATGTACAAACAGCAGAAGGTTGATGCTGCTCGTGAAAAGATCTATACCCAGGTAGATTATCTTATGGGTCAAGAGATAGATAAGCCTGAAGCCCGCGCTTATATGGAAGATAAGATGTCAGGTGTGATTGCTAACATCAATCAAAAATTCAAAGGCGTGGATCTTTCTTCTGATGGTGTTACGAGAGCTATACAAGGAGAGATCAGTTCGGTGTTAGATGATACGGTCATTAATGCTATTGCCGGTACAAAAGAAGGCAAGAGGGTTATGAAGGAAATAGAATCTATAAAACAGAATCATCCTGAACTTTATTCTCCTATTAATGAATGGCATGCTTTGGATCCTTATTATAAATGGAGGTCAGATGGTAAAGCAGGATCAAGGTTAGGAGGTCTTCATTATTCTCCTTATGTTGATTATACTAAGGAGATAAATAAGCTGGTTAGTGACTTTAGGAAAAACAACGAAGGCAAGAAGATTCAGACAACAGAATATGATGTTAAAGGTAATCCTACTGGTGGAATCATAGAAGTCAACGTAGATGAGCTTACTGATTCCCAGATAAGGAATTTTGTGTCTGCTAACTTATCTGAAAACATGAGGAATCAGATGAGAATAGAAGCATCATACATGGCAGCTACCAATCCGGTGTTCAGTAATCCGGATTTGGTTAGTCAATACATTGGGTCTTATGTAGAAAGATACGATAGACACATAGGAGCATTGGAAGCAAAAAAGAAATCAGTAGGGGATAATAAGGCTATTATTGATCGTATTGACAGTCAGATACAGGAAACTAAAAATCAGAAAGCAGAAGCCAAGAGGGAGGCAGATATGATAATAGCTTCATCAGATCCGGTAGCGGCTGCTAATTTTGTTGTTACCAATAATCTTTTCGATAAGATGACTGATGCATGGAGATACGACAATACAAGTTTTGAAAGGAAGAAAGATGATCTTTATTTTGCAAGGTTGGCAGAGGATAGGGCTCAGCAAAAGTTTTTGACTGATAATGCTAAGTCTATGGTTGAAATATCGTTGGCAAAAGAGCAACTTGCACAGGCTAAGATTGAAACCGAATACATGCGTACTTACGGTGCCAAGATGGGAACTGAAAGCTCATCCGGAGGCACAAGAGGAGCAGGCGGTGTAGGAGTGCCGATGGCTCCTATGGACGGGCCTACGGCTATTAACTCTGGAACGGGTAAGACAGGATCTATTAACTTGGCTAATATTCCTTATGAGTTACTTAAATCTCATTCTACAGATCGTAAAGCCAATTTATTGAAATTATATAATTCATTATCTCCTACAGACAGAAGTAATATCGTTGCAGCATCATACGAAGAAGAAAAAACTGACCCAGGATTGTATGCTAATATGACTCCTGAAGAACGGATATATTCTTATTTAAAAAATAATGGAGGTCAGAAAAACGGATATTTCGGACAAGGAAATAACAGATTGTCTGAAGCTTATGATGCTTTACTTCTTTCTGATTCTAAGGCAAATGGAGCTGCAAAGGCTATAAATAACATAACTGATTATCAAATAGATAATATAGTTACTAAAAAAAATAAGGATATTATCAGGAAAGTTCGTAATGCTAAGTTTATGAAAGGAAATTCTTTTATGAATCTTACCAATACAGATGATAAGGCTGGAGCCTTCCTGCTCGCCACAGCCATAACAACTGGTGTATCTGATGCCGTAGGGTTCAGAGAATACATGATGGATCCTTCAAGAGGAATAGATATTCTTAGTGCTATATCTCCGTCATTAGGAGCTAAGGTGAGTGCCGGCAAGTTGGGGAAAAACATATCTGATGCTATTACAAGCGAGAATAATGGTTCTTCTACTGGTACATTGGCTCTTATTAATGGAATGAAGAAACTCAATGGCGATCCTGATTTTAATATATCTGATTATATGACCATAGATAAGGATGGTGATATAGATTTAAAAGATTATCAGGAAGGTGAACCATTGACTATTACCCAGCTAAGATATGCTGAGAAAAACAGTAGGGTGTCTGATATGATAGCAAGTCAGATGCAGGATGAGATAAAAATGTCTGTATCTCCCGATCAGATTTCTGATAAGTTATCTCAGTATCATTACCTTGATTCTTACAAAAGATACAAGTGGAATG